GCAGACTCCTTTCTTTTGTGTTCAATTTTTGAGTACCATTTTGAGTACCAATTTTTTTAAGACGCCGCAAACACAGTGTTTATGCGACTTTTAAAACAGTCCGTACGGGAATCGAACCCTAGAGTAATTGCCTTGAAATGGCTTAAAATAGCCATTCTTTCAATTTTTCTTTGAGTACCTTTGAGTACGAGGGACTCATAATGCTTCGATTAAGTCAAGTTCCTGTCTCTTTTCCTCAATTCCGGTACGATCAAAATAATAATGATCTTTTGTGCAACTAATGTCTGTATGCCCCATGGTATCAAGGATTGTGGACTCTTTCACTTTTCCGTCAAGCAAGATACTTCCGTATGTCTTTCGGATTTTGTGCGGAGATTTCACTTTCATTCTCAATTCATGTTCGCAGATATACCGCAAACGTTCACGAAAGTTGTAGGATTTCAACCGTTCTCCGTCTCTCTCAAATAGATATTGCCCGAAGGGATTTCTCTTTCGTACTTCATCAAGAATCCATTTGTACTTATCCGGCAATATGGCAAATCGCAATCCGGCTTCTGATTTCGGAAAATCTTTGACCTCATAGTGAAAACCATCATCATCACGATAGCGTGTTTCTGTAGAATTGATAGCAACCGTGTAGTTTTCAACATCTTTCCGCTTTAATGCCGACAATTCCCCGACACGAACTCCTGTCTTAAACATGAATAGCAATCCAAGGTTCACAATATCCAAGTGATTCCTTAAGTACATCTCCATGCGTTCCTTTTCATCCGGCATATATACTTGGTCTTTTGCCTGTCGGACTACGTGCTTAAACGCTTTTGGCGATATATCCATGTCTTTCAGCGTGTATGTAATGGAAAACTTGACATACTTCTTCCGCTTGGCATACTTAAAGATTCCATATATCAGCGTCCGGAAGTTTGAGAATGCCTTGGAAGTCATGTTGAAATCATGGATGCTATTTCGTATAAACGTTTCAAGCTCGCATTCGTCTACACTTTTGATTCTCTTATCCTTGATGCCATCAAAGTATCTCTGAAAGTCCATTAAGTATCTGTCATAGGTTGCCCTGCTGATTTCTTCAAGTTCCAGCTTTTGCGAAATCCAACGGTTGAAGATTTCCTCTACTGTAGGGTCATCCTCTCTTTCTTTCCAATAGTCAATGATCTTCTGCTCGACCGCTTCTCTGCGCTTTGCCTTGATTTTACGTCTGCCCTTAACTTCATCCGGCAGATATGAGTACCAGTTCTCATCCTTTCCTTGATAGATTTTATAGGGATTTTTGTTGAGTAATTTTTCTCTCTTTTGCATAGTGACTTGTTTCTGCACAAGTGCTATGTCGAGAATACCACTATCAACGGCATATTTCAACAGTTCTTTTTCATCCAATCAAATACCCCCGTTCTTTCTATTTTATCTTTTATATCTCTCACTCTGTACTCTATCGTTCTTAGTGATAGATTTTCTTTTGTGGATATTTGCTTTTGTGAAAAACCACGGCAGAGAAGAGAAAAAATCCTCTCCTCTTCTTCCGTGAAATTGGCATTTTCTTTGATTTGTTCAAGTTCTGGCTTAATAAATTTTGTAAATTTCATAAGCCATTTCTCCTTATTTTATTGATTGATATTTAAGTTTTTAAACATAGCACACATCTACCAAAAGGAAACCTCGGTTTTATGTCGCGACAACCTATTCCTTTCTTTGATTTTTAGTTAGTTATCTTCTTTTCTCTTAAAATCCTCGCAAGGCACATCAAGCAAGCAACCGCATTTTTCGGTTTCCATTCCTCCCCAATATGTCTTATATCTGTAAGAGTTTTCGCATTTAAAGCAGAAATCCTTGCCATTGTTCAATTTGCAACTTGTCTTTTTATCTTCCAGCTTTTTCCCGATACTCTCGTTTATCCTTTTGAGTTCCTCGACCTTTTTCTGCGATTCCTCAAGATCTTCAATAAGTTTATTATATTTTTTCTTACTTAAAATTTTCATTCTGAATTACCCTTTCTTTTTAGTCTAAATAATAGCCCTTACTTTTAGCTTCTGCATAATCATCTTCTGAAAGCAAAACTTCTTTCTGTATCTCTTTGTTACCATAGCAATCAACATCACATACAACCTTGAAAAGCAACATTCCGTTCTTTTCGATCTGTTCTACATGAGTTATGTTTGTTACATAGTGTTCAAGAAAATTCATTTCGAATCACCTACTTTCATAAATACAATCCAATGCGTATCTGCTCTTTTGTTCCCGAATATAGTCTTGCTGCTAAAACATTTTAAAACTTCCGATAATTTTATTTGCTGTTCGTTCCATTTAAAAATCAATGTTCCGCATGGTTTCAGAACCCTCATACATTCATCGAATCCTTGCTTTAAATCCTGTGGCCAAGTATCAGATAGCTTTCCGTATTTCTTGGCCAACCAAGATTTTTCACCAACTTTTAACAAATGCGGTGGGTCAAAAACAACCATGGAAAACGTATTGTCATCAAATGGAATGTTCCGAAAATCTGCTACTATATCCGGCTTTATTTTTAACTTACGACCATCACAAAGAGTATCTTCTAACTCTCTACAATCCATAAAGCATACATTAGGATTTTCTTTATCAAAATAAAACATCTTGCTACCACAGCAAACATCTAATATAGGCTTATTCAATCACTTTCACCTGCTTTCAATAAATCCACAAACCTTTAAATTGCAACCTCGGTTTACCGAGGATTCGTTATTCCTTTCTTTCTAAAACTTCACTTAAATATTTGTTATATGCTGCAATCATACCATCTGTCCATACACCACATTTTTCATCCGGCAGTTCCCGAAGCGGACACCAATCCGGCTTCTCGTATGTTTCAGAATTAACTACTCTTGACACCTCGAATGCCTGACAACGATCTTCTCCGCCATTGCTGTTAATATGGCAAAAGTTGCAACCAAAACACGATTCCGGTATATCCATAATCAATACTGCTTTAGCCATACCATCACCCTTTCTTTTTCTTCTTAGGCTTAAACTTAAAAACATCATTCTTCTGACGGCTTACCATGCTACGATAGCCGTTCATTTTACTAGCTCTGCTCTTACTCATACCTCACACTCCTTCCGGTTTCTCGCACATCTCAAATTCAATCACCCATACCCAAGGATTCGCATCCCAACCGTAGCGGTCAATGTCGGATTTCTTTACGGTTGAATCCCATAGGGTTTCAAACTTCTCTAAGCTAAAATCATGTTTTCTATTTAAAGTTTCTCCATCTGTCACAGCACTTGTTTCAATATTTATGCCCTCTCTGTGACATCCATCCACCGTAATCTCCTGCAACCGCTCAACTCTCACATTCGTAACCTTAAGCCAGATACGTGCGGCTTCTTTCGGCATGTGGATGGATGGTTTCCACTTCGTAATATCGGCAATATCATCTCTTTGCCAATCTTCATAATAATAGTAACCATTCAGTGCTCTTTTCCACGTTTCTCGGACATACAGGATATCGCCCGGACAAATAGGACAAGTTCTTTCTGCTATGCTTAACTGCTCCGTATGCTCCTTATCAGCAAAGTTATGTACTGCATAAGTCCGCCTGTCAGCATTGTAAAATTCCATATCCGGCACAGTACACTCATTGGCATCTTTGCAAATTCGCCTTGTGCAAGTCTTCCTTCCGTCCAGAATTGCCCTCACCATTTCGGTACTAATTTGTTTGTTGAATAAAATCGATTTAATTGGCATCTACACCACCTCATCTTCCCATTATGTCAGGGGATTTCTCCCATGAATTTCTAAACGCTTTTGTTCGAAGTTCTTTATTTTCTGCCCTTAACGCTTTATTTTCTGTCAAAATCTTCTGCAATTTGCAATCCTTTTTATGCTCACATCTTGTGTCCGCAGAATACTCGGTACACATTCTACATAATTCTATGCTTGTCACTTTACTCCACCGCCTTTCACAATCTGGATTGCTTTGCCAAATGCTTCAAATCTTCCCTGGCTTCTCCCATCATCGTAGATCTGTTCGCCGTCTCCGCATCCGTCCTCGTCGCAATCATCTGGTCTGTCCTGCTCTGCTTTCTTCAATTTTCCCAACTGTTCCAGAACCTTGTCTACATCATAAGCCGTCGGATATTCTTCTAGTAAATACAATACTGCATTTGTATTTACTAAAGTTCCATTGCTTAAAGTAACCGATTTTAAATCTTTCTTTAGTGCATCTGCATCAATCAGTCTCATCGTTTTTTATCTCCTCTTTTCAAATAATCAAAAATCTCATGTCCAATCATCGCTACAACTGACAGAATGCAAAAAAGTTTAACTCCAAATTCTGTTAGAATATCTAACCTAATGGCTATAAGTATTAGTAGAAAGAAATTTATGTACGATTGAAACATCATTCTTCATCACTCCAATCAAACTTGCAACCGCACTTACTACAGTAATTTGGTGCATTGTTGTTATTCATTATTCCTATATCGTGACTGACTTTGATTGTGTTTCCGCATTCACAACGGAATACAGAAAGAGTATCACTAAGGTTATGGTTAAATATAGGTTTCTTCGGTATCTGCTTTTCAAGAGCTTTGATTGCTAAATCTCTTGCTTTTACAACCCTTTTAACACTATTTTCTTTCAATCCTATTTTTGACATATTGAATCTAACTTCTTTAATTGCTTCATTCTCTGTCATGTCAGTCCTCACTTTCTAACAACTCCGGATTGTCAAATATGTTGCCGATAACTTCAACTGTATTTAAGGAATCATCTTCATCATTGAAATTCCAATAAATTTCCCATAATGATATGTAATTATCGTTTTCACAAGCATACAAAGTGTTTTCACAACCTGTTAGTGGCATAATATTTGCTTGTATTTCATCCCAATCAATATGTTTTTCGTATGCAATGCCAAAACTACCACACTCAAACTTAACAATCCCTCTATGTCCTAAGAAATCAACAATACCATTCTCCCAAATCAGCCTGCCGTTCTTGTCCTTAAGTCCTGTACACTGGCATATTGTATCTTTCTTTACTTCTATAATATTTGATGTTGAAAACCAACCGGCTAATATTTTGCTTGCATGATTCGGAATAATCAAATAATTGTCATTTACTTCAATAAGTTGCCCTTTAACCCATCTGTCGGAATCATCAAACTTAGCCTTGAATAAGTATCTATCTTCCATATTCTCTCCTACTCCGCTTCTGATTGAAGCCATTCTTCCCACTCGCCGTGTTCTTCTTCGCTCGGAAATTCATGTTCCATCCACTGATAATCTGATTTTACTTTGCAAAGAAACTCTGCTAACTCTTCATCCGACATATTCCTTATCCTGTCGGCATTGGTCGCTTTCGCATCAACAAGTTCAAAACACTCATCACGCCATTTCAATACATTATCAATATTGAATGAACTGTAACCTACATGGTAATAATCTTCGCCGACTTTTTTGTACTTGATTTCGTAATATGGCTTGTTGTCTATCATCCTTACGATAATTTCAAGAGATGTAACTTTGTTTTTTGTATCATTATTTTCTGAAACCTTGCTATCACATCTGCAACAAGGCTCATTATCTATTGAATTGCTGTTGCGCTGGCAGTTACAAGTGTGTGCTTTTTCTTCTATGGCTAAGTCAAGATAATATTTCAAATCTTTTATCAAACTGATAGTTCCGTAGAGCTGTTTTTCCTCAAGCATTTCAACAACTTCCGATATTCTTCCATCAAAGTCTTGATTGCTTACACTTTCAAGAAATTTATCCATACAAGGCAACTTGAAAAGCCTGCCCTGCTCCTCTGCATCCTCGTAATCCGCTAACTTCTCCATTGCGCAATAACCTTCTTCACAGTTGGAATAATATGAATTAGGCTTTTCGCCATAGCACGAATACAAGGTTTTTAAGGATTCTTTCTCGTAATTCTCTTTTACCAAGATTCCAACCGCTGTTTGCTCTGTTAATCTCTCCATGCCTATCCCTCACTTTCTGCCAGCTTTGCGAATTTCCAATCGAAAATACGAAGTTTACTTCCAGCGCTCCAAGATGTTTTTCCTCCATCCCACGCATACACCGTTTCATTCTCGTATTTTGCAAAATATCTTTTTCTCCACGTTTCTTCTTCGCTATTTCTTACCAAAATCGGCGTATCGACTGCTACCTTACTCCAATCAACAGGAGGCTCAACATACTCTAAATTAAGCCATTCGCAGAAATTATACGTACTACCTTTGCACGAATCTGATTCATAAAAATAACACTCTTCACATTCAGTTTCTTCGCAAATTGCAGGCTCTCCATTTTTTAATCCAAACATTCCTGTGTTTACCGCAAGTTCTATAATCTTATTTCCGTATTTTTCTTTATTCGTCATATTAAACCTCCAAATCACACACAAACTTAATCTCTTCCGCTAAACTCTCAGCTATCATCGGAACAGTCAACTGAAACTGCTTGTAATTAGCTAACGTATCAATATAGTCGATGAATTTGTCCGAGAAATACTGCAACTGTTTCGCTGTTATCTTAAACTCCTTTTTCAGAATCGTAAGTGTCAGTGCAAAATAGTTAAACAACGATGCACTGGAAAGCCTGTATGCTTCACGCTCGATGCAGAAACCTTTCTTTGCATAAAGGTTCATTAACTGTCTCTGTGGAATTTTTCCGACTTCCTCTTTGATGTCGATTCCGTATTTACTTTTCAGATAAACAGCTAAATCCTTTCCATTTTCTCCACCGGACGATGCTTCATCTAAGTAAGATTTCAAAAAATCCTGCAACCGGATGATTCTTGTCTGTCCGAAACCGAATTTGTCATGCAAAATTATGTACCCAATCACGACAAAATCTTTGTATGATTTTGATATAACCTTATCGGCATTTCTCTTTTCAAAATCATTTCTCCCGATAATCCGCATTTCCTGTTTTGTGTAAAATGTCGGCTTTTTATTCCGTCTCAAAGCATTGCTCATTTCTTTGATTTCTCCTTTCTGTATGTGATTTCCAACCATGCAAAATGACTCAATACAAGCTGTCTTGCGCGTTCTTCAATCTCCATGCCTTTGTATTTGTTTATCAATGATTCTCCGGCTTTTACAACTTCATCCCACCAAGAATCAGTGCTGTCCGGGGAATAGTATTTCTGAATGAATTGCCAATAATCCATAAACACTTGCCATTCTTCCGAACCATTTTCAATCTTTGCACTTGCCATAGCCACTACCTCTAAAACGGACAGTTGCCATTGTATGGCTTGAATCCGTCCCCACGTTCTTTCTTTTTTATTTCCGCAACAACATCATTGAATGGTTTTTCGATTTCAACAAATTTCATGTGATCTCCATCAAACTCCATTGCTTCACGCATTGTCATTCCCTGTCTGTTCTTCTCGATTTTTACACCCTTGGCTCCCTTGTCATTGTCTGACAGATTCCACAGCATAATTATGTTTGACGCATCCTGTTCGATTGCTCCGGATTCCCTCAACTCTGCCATAGTAGGCTCTTTTGTATCTCTGCTTTCAGATGCTCTTGTTATCTGCGAAAGTGCTATTACATGCGTATTTAAGTCTCTTGCAACCGATTTTAAACCTCTTGAAATTGATGCTACTTCTTCATTTCTTCCGGAATATCTGTTATCCGGCATAAGCAATTGCAGATAGTCAACAACGATAACGTCAAAGTTTTGGTGTCTGCATTCTGACTTTATTTCCCTCGGAGATACGGTACCGGATGCAATCCATAATTGATAATCACCCATTTCCTCATTTGCTTGGTTAAATTTTTCCTGTTCATCACCAAGAAACGCTTTTGCCCTTCTGATTCTCGTTAAGCCGATTCCCGTAAGCCTTGAAATAAATCGCTCATACACCTGTTTGTCAATCATCTCCAAATTGAAATATGCAACTTTAAGTCCCTTTTTTGCCATATTGCCAATAATCTGTGTTGTGAGTGCGGATTTACCGACTGCCGGTCTTGCGGCAATTACTGTTACATCACCGCGTTCAAGATCGCCAAGCGCATCATCAAGCTGCGATAAGCCTATTTTTATACCACCCTCTCCAACGCTTTCGTTGAAATATTTGTCTTTATTCTCAACTGAAATCTGCTTCATTGGTTTTAACTTTACTTCTTTCCCCTCTTGCAAATGTTCAAGTCTTGTAAGAAGATCGCTGATTGTATCATCAATGTCACATGGTTTTAAACTGGATTTCTGATACATGTCACGAACCGTTCTTACTTTGTATTCTTTCGCAACCGCATCGGCATAACTTTTAACCATAGTTGAAGTGATTGTTCCGGTAATACATGATTTCATCAATTCGCTAATCTGTTCCTGTGTGTATTTGTGATTTTCAAGTGCCATTGATAAAGACATGGGATCAATATTTTCATTTCGGTCATACATGGCAAGCATTTCCTTGTATGTGTCCTGCGCAAAATCCGAACTAAACATTTCCGGTTTCAGTGTTCGCCAGATACTATTTAGCACATCATTATCAATCAATACGCACCCGATCACTCCAAACTCTGCTTCTGTCAACTGCAATCACCTAGTTTCTCTGCGATCTGCAACCAATAGTCGCAATCATTTTTCAGCCAATCAACATATTTTGGGATGTACCGAAAATCCGTATCGTCCGGATTCTTTTCTTGATAGTCACTCAAATATGCTTCTGTAGCTTTGTATAACAGCCGTGCAATGTCCGGTTGGTTCTCTTCGATAACTTCTAGCACTTTATCCATCCAAGCTGTTTTAGAGGTACTGTACGCTGTTTTCTTGGGGTATATACTAAAAGTCTTTTTCCATGCATCGTCAAAATCAAACAAATCTCCTGAATCGGTCGACAGCGAATTTTCTTTTATATTTTCTTTCTCTTTATCTTCTTCTTTTTCTTCTTCTTTATCTGAAACAACGACGTCAGACGATTTATCGGGCGATTTTTGTTCAATTAGGTTTTTCTGCTTCTTTCTCCGATTCTGCTGGTATAGCCTGTCGCGTTCCTTTTTCTTCTCATAAGCGTCAAGTGTTTGATGCTTATTCCAATTCGGAATCGTTATCACGTTATCAACGACCTCAATCATTCCAAATTCTTCAAAGGTCTTAAGCGCAAGCCTTACCGTGTTCAAATCTCTGCGAAAAATGGTGGCAAGCATTTTATCCGTGAACGGTAATTTGTTGCTCATTATAAACACACCGTTGTTATTCTGTTTTCCGGCAAGAATGAGAAGTTTGAACCAAATCGTAATGATGCTATCCGCACTTGGCATACTCTCAATCAGAAGAATCTTTTCATCATCAAAGACATCTGTTGTGATTTTAATCCACTTGACTTCTGCCATTTAATCACTCTCCTCATATGTATCTTCAGAAATCAAAGCCATAAACTTCTCATACTGTTTTTCAGAAACTTTGTTACCCTGTTTCTCCGGCTTCAATCGGATTTCAAGGTGCTTTTCAGCGATATGTGATAATTCCTTGGCAAGGCTCTTTTTGCCCTGTTTAATGCCGTCATAATAGCCTTTTGCAGGACGGTAATCATCAATCTTCGATTTTCCTGTTCCTTGGCTTCCACTTGTTTTGTTTCGAAGCTGATATCCTTTGTCTGCATAATGCTTAATCCAGAACTGTTCCTTTTCGTCCAACTCTGCCACAGGATATTTCCAACACTCCACATGCCAACCATAATGATTTTCTTTCGGGTCGAACAATCCATGCTTTTTCAATGACAGATCTATATGTTGGTACCCTGTAAGGTGTTGTGCAAGTCTTGTCAGAATATGCTTGGCTTGTCCTATGTAAGCGTATTTGAATCCGTTTTCGTCCTGTCTAATCAAGATATAGATTCCGCTATCCTCATCAAGCTTTGGATTCAAGGCAAGCCATTTTTGCTTATTCTTTTCCTCTATAGCTTTTGCCTGTCTAAACTTCTTATAGTCCACTCGATCACTTCCTCTCCAATGGCTTCATGCTCATTTGAGCCACGAACTTTCCGTAGCTCATGCCGGAAGCGCGTGCCATATGATTCACAGCCTTGATTACATCGTCCTTTTCCTTTGGCTTTTTCAATCGTTCTTTAACTTCATTGCTGATGCAGTCTTGGCAATCAAATTTTCGTTCATCTATCGTCATAAACAGTCTGCCGCATTTCGGGCATATTCTTGTATACACAATTCTTCCAGCCTTTTTAAAATTTCTGAACTGCGCAGATCTTTTTGCGCATTTTGGTCTACAGTATTTTTGATCTGGTCGCTTCGGCTCAAATTCAGCCATACAGTATTCACATAATTTCAATTTTTACCTCCAATCTTTTGTAAGGGCGGTACGGTAAACGCACCGCCAAAACATGGCTTTCAATAAGGTTTGCGATAACTATTCGCCAAACAAGATAGTTTCTTTTAGGCTTTCGCCAAGGTGTTTCAACCTAATGTTTGTTCTTTTAACTCTTCAAGTGATTTAAAATACTCACTGCCTTTGATTTCGTTGAATCCCTCTTGTTCCGGTGTAATGTCATCATATCTTGATGTATACATTCTCAAATACATTTTTCCGTTGTATTCGAATCTCGAAACCGAGTAACCGCCCATATGCAATTCTCTGAAATAATCTCCCTCTCTAATCGGATAATTATTGATTACAATGTTTCTCTCGATGCATAAGTTCTGGAACTCTTTTAGTGTCTTACTATTCGCTCTAAACTTCCGCATCATCACATCCGAATCGCAAAACAGCTTGACAGGCTTTAATAATTCCCTTCCGAATTTCTGATTGTTTTCCTCGCAAGACTCGATATATAATCGAATCTCGCCCTTTTGAAAATCTTTAAAAGGTTCATTGATCGCGCCATCACCGCAAATTTGATAGCATTCGCCGGCAATCCCTTTCTTGTCAAAGAACTCATTTATTACTTTCCGCCTTTCCTCTGAGTGCTTTTTGAAATCTCTAATCTCTTTCAAAAACCGCTCATTGGATACGATATAGAATTTCTCCATGCTTTCTCCTTTCAAAACGGACAAAGGTTCATATCAACCTCTAGCCCTTTTTCTGCAACATAAACATTTGCTCCATATTTAATTGTTTCTTTCGTTTGTTGTAGGAATAACGCGGGATTTCCGCTTGTGTCCGATAAGTGTATTAAAACGACATTTCGTAAAGCTGGGTTGTCGTTCGTCTGAATAAATTTAAGTGCCGTATCAAGGCTCATATGACCTCGCAAACGGTGTTCGTAATTTGGCTCATTCCTGTCTACCAAGTCCATGCTGTAATTGGCTTCAACCATGATATGCTCAACCTTCATACCGGAAAAGTCATACTTGCAATATTCCAAGTCGGTCAAGAATAACAGTTTACCCATTTCCTCATGCTCGATTAAATAGCCATAACACTCGATTTCTGTATCATGCGGTACATTAAAGGGAGTAACCGTAAAACTGCCAATTTGCCGTGTTCTGCGCGGTGGAATGGCTATTGTACGTTCTCCGGTTATGGTTTCAAGTGCTGTCTGTGTTTCAAACGCCGTATAAACCGGAATGCCGGATTTCATGAAATCTTTTATGTATCGTGCATGGTCTCCATGTTCGTGGCTCACAATGCATCCGGAAACATTTGCTATTTTCCAATCAATCATTTTCTTAAAATCAAGAAATTTGCATCCGGCTTCAATGGCAAGGATTTCGCCATTTCCGGAAATTAAGGCGTATGAATTTCCGGAACTACTCGACCCCAAAACTCTAAGTTTCATATTCTTACCCCATTTTTCGCTTCCAATCTGCACCAACAATCAATAAACCTTTTATTATCCAATTCTTTGGCTACAAGAAATTTTCTGTATCTTGAAATCAGTGGCTTCATGGAATCTCTATAAACATCTGTGTTAATATAGTTCCAGATATCCAAATAAATGGTATTAAATTTGCACAATGGCGTATATTCCCATACATCTGCATTTACAATTTCAACTTTATCGTTTAATGGGAGTTGGTCTTTTACCAAGCCGATAACTTCTTTCGACTTCTCTACGACAACAATTCCGTCAACGTTGCTTTTATCTTGTATTGCCAACAAAATCATGCCGATTCCTAACCCACCAATAAGCACGTTTCCGTGTGCATTTGCTACAAACTTTGCATTCGTCCTCTTCTCCATATCTGTGTCAGACATGACGACTTCCCTCTTGTGGCAAAGTCTTACGTATTTTCCGGGAGATATTCCACGAACCATTGCGTACACATCTCCTTCTTTGATGCTAAATTTCTCTATTGAATACTCTCCAATTATACGCTCGTTAAGAATATCGCTCATTTCAGCATACATAAAAACTCCTCCTACTCCAATTCTTCCTCTGCCGGAAACTGAAATACTTTAGGAAGCACCCAATAATTCGGCTGTACATATACTTTGTTTACATGGTCAAAACCGCCATCAAGTTCCATTCTTGTCAGATATTTTTCTCTAAGCATTTCCATAGCTTTCTTTGCCTTTTCTTCGGTGGAATATTCAGCAATTTGCATGTCATCATTAAGCGACTCAACACCTGTTAAATTTTTGTTCAGAAAATAAATTCTTGACCTAAATCTCTGAATAATCACCATTTCGTATGGCATATCAAGCGTTCCGTCCTGCGATATAACTCTCATAGAAAACCTCCTAATCTTTCATAAAGTCCGGCAAATTCTCGTCATTCTCTGCCGATTCAATAACTTCCGCTTCGACTGCTGCGCTTTCAACTTCTTTTGCTTCCGCATCTACAACAAAATCCTCTGAATTGGCGTTCTCGGCAATTTCTTCCTGCGTCTGCTGATAAGTTTCATCCATCTGCATAAGTGACTGTGTAGCCATAGCGTTAAGGTCTTTCGGATGCTTCTTGATTGCATTATTGCGCATCTTGCGAATAATCATAGCTTCGGAAGTTTCTCTCCACGCCGCGCTCATATAAGGTCTTGCCACTTCACAAGCAAGCATTTCTTCCAATGTCTTGCATCCGAGAAGTGCACTGATAATCTCGTCCTTTTTAGCCTTAATTTCAGCCTTTTGCTTGTCGGTTGCCTTGCGCTTATTCTCGCAAATTCCAAACGTTTCATTCAAAAGATTGTTGCGCACATGAGCCAAAAGGTTTCCTTTCACGCCTTCACGTTCCGCAATCATGTATTCAATCTTTCCACCGTCCATCTCGACTGGATAAACTACACGGATTACTTTCTGCGACAATCCTTTTTCTTCCCACTCCGGCGGCGTAACTTCAACACCTCTGTGCTTCGGATATGTAAATTCATCCCCTTCTTTCACAAGCCATACCGGATAGACCTTTTTAACACCAACACCGAAATTACGGAGAAGTGCATCGTTTCCGTCTCCCTCAATACCCATTTCAACCTCTTTATACCAATTTCCATTGGCATCCTGCTTATTTCTCAACTGGAAATAACACTCTCTTGGCACGGCATTTGCATTAAGTTTAAGGCTGGAAACCTGCCCGATAACCTGTCTCAAATTAGAACCATTCAGATTTTCCATAGCCGCCTTATTCGATGTAACAAGGTTGTAAATAGCACTCATAGATGCCATAACGCACTGTTTGGAATAATCATCAAAGGCAAGACCATGTTCTGCAAAATCACGCTCCATAAGTCCGGTATACTGATTTGCGTAAAATGAAAGTCTTGTATTTATTTCCTGCTTAACTGCAACTTCCTGTTTCTTTGTTTCTGCCATAATTATTTTTCCTCGCTTTCCATGATGATTTTTAATTTGTTTTCTTCTATTTCAAACTTTTCTTTTGCCGATTTAAGTTCCTTTTCTGCGGCTTCTCTAAACTTTTCCTTTGCATAATCGAAATTCGGCTTTGTAAGGAAAATATTTTCATAATAGCCAGTAATTTTCCCTTCGTCCTCTTTTCTAACAAAGCTCATGCAATTTGGAAAACCTCTTTTCTTATCAACTGGATAATATGTCTTTGGTTTTTCAATCACTTCCACTTCTGTGACGAAGATTCCGTCCGAATTAAGTCCATAAAAATAAAGTTTCACTGCTTTTCCTCGCTTTCCTCATATTTCTTCACAACCGCCACTTTATCAGCACCATAGGTTTCCACCCATGCCATATCTGCCGCTTCATCTGTAACCGTCAGCTTTGCACCCTTGGCATTTACAACCGTGTCACCGGCTTTCACAGAATCCTCGGTGCGATACACGTAGCTTCTGGTACTGTTTGGAAATTTTGCTTTGATATACTGCATAATTACCTCTCCTTTTTCACATATCCATTTGACAAATTTTCAAGAATACGCAAAAGTCTTTCGTTGGTTTCTGAGGCTTTTTCAAGTTCTCTTATAAGTTTATATTCATTACACTCAAAGTTATCTACCTTTGTTCGCAAATCTGAGTTTTCAGCCTTCAATTTTTCAATATCATCCATGTACACGACCTCTCTTTCCTTTATTTCTCGCGTCTTTCTCGCAATACGGAAGAGAACAATGTCCGGATTCTGCAAAATCAAAGAACCCTCTCTTGGTTGCACTCTTCCAACGCTTGCACGACATACACCGTGCATCCGGCTGTATGATGTTGTTGCTTATTCCAACTCTTGACATTCGGCGCCCTCGCTTTCTTTCAGTTCATCAAATAGCCAAAAGTGTTCTTTGTCTTCAATGCAGTTATAGTCAAACCACTGCTCGCAACTTATACTGTTCTGATGGAATCCAACCGCAATACAATTCGGTTCTTCATACAAACTTTCAAGCACATCTGCCTGCTCATTAAGATTTGTATTTCCCTCAAACTTGCGGAAAGCATCAATAACTTTGGGAATATCTTCTTTCTTAACAAGGTATTTATCGAATGTGGTAAACAGGACGATTTTTTCATCATACGTGACAGATTTATCATCCACAAGATTCCAAATTGCTTCCATCTGCCCCATGTCAAATAATGATGCCCCATGACCACAATACTTTTCCCCTAAAATGTTCCACACTCGCATTGAACCAAGCCATGCGTTACTTACCTCTCCATAACTTTCAGAATCTCCATTTTCATCAAACTTAAAAATTTCAATGTAACTCATCCTACACACCCTCCACTTTCAACTGCTTATCCTCGGAAACCGTCAGAAGAATTAGCTGGGTATCAACGACCGGCACATATTCGTCATTGATGCTCTCAGCACCATCAAGGAAAATCGGAACATACATATTAAAGAACTTCTGAAAACTGTTGCAAATATCAATCTTCGCTTCAATTTCCCTGCCGGTGTTTGTCGTATCTCCGAATACCTTATAAATGCCGGTTTCTTCATCAAGTACCGTAGGAATACAAACTTCCTTATATTCTCCGTTCTTCTGGAAATCGAACAACTTCCAACGTACAATACCGAAATGCTGATTGATTTCCTCAACAAGTAACTTATTCTTTCGTTTTGAAACTTCTTTGAGCTGATAAAGAATCTTCTCGGCATCTGCCTTTGCTTGCCCATACTCGCTCTGTTTATGTTGCATATCTGCAATCTGTTCATCAATGCGAACATTGTTTTCAGCCTGTGCAATAATCTTATTTACTTCATCAAGCTGGCTCTTTAATTTTGTAATATCAGCTTTTGCGTAATCAGCCGCCTTATCTGTGCCCTTGGATTCTAACTCTGCAATATCAGCAAGCAATTTATCCTGTTTAGCCTTTAACTTGGCATATTCAGCGTTCTGCATACAATAAGCGAAAGACGGAATCTCAGAAATCTGTTCATCGAATTTCTTGATAATGTCAATTTTTTCCGCTTCGTGCAGTTTCAAGGTGTTAATCTTGTTTTCCAGCTCTTTGTTATTCTCGGTCAGATTCTTAATCATTTCAGCACACGCATTTCCATCGTCAACGATCATGGCAAGCGTTTTCGCGTGTTCTTCATTAAATGATTCGATTGCATCTGCCTTTCTCTGCGAAAAATCGGCTCTTAAAGACTCTATTTTATCTTCCTGCAATCTTTGCCCGCATAATGAACAAACAGTGCTATTTTCGTCAAATACCCACTTGGATTCATCAAACTTCTTTTCCCTTTCCTCTTTGTACCTTTTCACAAGGTCAGCTTTCTTAAGAGTCTGTTCAGAGATTGATTTCTTACTGCTTTCAATAGAATCCTGTGCTTTTCTGATTGATGAACGAACATCCTCTAACTTCCGTTCGTGGTCGTATTTGTGATTTTCAATCTCACGCTTCTTGCTTGAAAGCTCGTTATTCATTCTCTGCGCGATAGCTGACATTTCAAACTGACAACGCATTTCTTCGCTGCGCATTTCATCAATCCGCACATCAGATTTCTCCATTAAATCTTCAAGTGCTTCAATCTTTCTCTCTAAATCGGCTTTCAATAACTCCTGTTCTGCCACATCTACATCAACCTTTGCTTTCTCCAGACCGATAATCTGATTTGGAATCGCATCTAACTGTTCAACTGCTTTCTTCTTGGAAGCATTGTTCATGGCTTCAATTTCCTCGAATTTATAAGATTCAAGTAGTTTTGCAACATCTGCAGTTTCTTTATTCATTTGTGCAATCTCTAAATCTGTTTTTGCACTTGCCATAGCGAATAAGGATTTTCTCATTTCATCCTGTTTTTTCTTCAACGACAAATCCTTAGTGAACACATTCGGGTGCGAACAAATGAGGAATTTATCAAACTCAAACCCTAATTCTTCCAGATATGCCTTAAAATCACGTTCTGTCTTAGGCACAGAATTGATCTCATATGTATTTGTGATAGTAACTTTCGAAACTCCATTTTTATCCGGCCTTCCAACTTTTCGCTTCTGCATCTTGGAAAAAGTAATCTCTTTTCCGTCCACATCAACATCTGCAGTAACGGTTGGAATGCAATCTTCTATATTGTCCGGTCTGATATTTGGATTGCTGACAAGTTCATAGTTCTTATCAGACGTCAGCCAGTACCATGCCGCCCCGATTGTGGTCTTTCCTCTCCGGTTCATGCCGGAAACCCTTGTTGTCTTGCCAAATTCGTATGTCTTATCCTTTACCCCCTTGAAATTTTCAAGTCGCAACGATTTTAAAATCATTCGCATTATTCTACACCCCCACGATTCCTTTTATTGAAAACTCATATGTAACTTTTTCCACAACGCGACCATCTTTACACGTTTTCTTATATCTCCGGCTCTGCAATCTTCCGTATGTGCTTACCGCATCACCTAAAGCAAGCGAGTTTGTATATTCTGCACACTTTCCCCATGCGATACAAGTGATTAAATCCTCTTTTCCGTTTTCTCTTATGTTTTTGAGTTTCACATCACAGATTTTACGACCAAGTGGTGTTTCTCTAAGCTGCTTTTCCTCGATAATTCCGTCAAGGCTTACTTCATTCAAAGGGCTATTCAAAGGGCTATCATCCCCTGGTTTTGTGATTGTATCAGCCATAACATATGTAAGAATGGCTTTTCCGGATCCGGTTTTTACGTGCCGGGTAATTATCTTCCCACTGACGTATACCCTTCCGCTAATTCCTGTATCGCTGATCTCTTCATCAAACAGTACCGGAAGTATATCTGCAACACCGCTTCTTCTTTCAACTCCGATGAAAAATTTATAAAATTTCTTACCGTTCGATTTATGGCTTTCCCTTGGTGCTGATACAACATCACCGATCAATGTTATTCTGTTCTCCATTGCTTCTCCCTTCCATTTCTCTGTCAAGAACCTTTTCAAAGCCCTCTTTATCATTCTGTTTCTTTCGTTTCCCTGCCAAAAGTTCAGCAAGCATACGCTTTTCTTCCGTGGAACATCTCGTGCCACTTATATACACAACGCCTACCATGCATCCTCTCTCATTCTGCGTTTTCTCTTAATTCGCTTGTCAAGTTCAGCTCTCTTTCGGTCTACCTCGTACCAGTAATACATGATTGCCGCAATTACCGCTCCGGCTACAAATTTAATAGCCGCCATATTCCCGGCTGTGCCCTCGCTATCCATATAGCACGCGGCAACCAAGGAATACTCCATTGCAACCGCACCTATAATGAATTGGATTACTTTTTTCATTCATGCCCCTTTCTGCCACTTTATAATTTAGTACCAGTCAGAAACAAACGTTCCGAGTAACGGACATGCAACAACATCTATAAAACGCACAGAACCATCTTCCACGGAATATGTAAAAGCCATTGCAGGTGTGTAAGTCGAATCTCCTGTCTGTATCTGTGCATCTCTTACATAAACTCCATATGTTGTTTCCTCGTCAACGAAAATGCTTGAAAAATTTTCCGCAGAGTCAACCTTTGCCAAATAGTTGTCACCGCTACGAATTACCCTTGAATTAACTTTCTGAAATTCAAAATTGCTCATTTCAATTCTCCTTTCCATTATATGTTTCGTTTTCCTCGCCCTGCTCACTATGTTTTGAAGCAGAACTCTCAACCATTCCAAGAACATATCCTTTCTGAAAATCTGTCATATTCGGAATGGCATCACGAAGTTTTTCGACAACGCGTTTTTCCTTTTCACTCATTGAATTCACTTCCTTTCCATGATATAATTCCTTAAAAACTTAAGGAGATTTCCATATGCGCTACATACCTACTCGTCCACAATTGGATGGTTTTTTCAACAAATCCGTCACAGACATCGAAATGCCTAAATACGAAGATGGCAAATCCCCGATTGAGATGCTAGAAGCTCAAACCACTTTTATTGAGCAAACAAGCAAAGAACTTCACGATATTGCCGACTCTGCAAAGTTGCAAGCTGATTCAGCTAAAGAGATTGCTGAAAGTTCCAAAACGCAAGCTGATGTTGCATTAAAAACATCAAGCAAAGCGGATATTAAAGGTTGGATTTCTGTGGTTCTTTCTATCATATGTGCTTTAATGGAATTTGCTGTACATCATTCAGAAATAATTGATTTTGTCAAAGCTTTGGCAAAATAAAATGGCAAAAAATCTGAAACAGCAAAGTAAATGCTGAAAGTGCTAATGCAACGTCTGAAATGCTTGGCTTTTTCACTTTTGTTCCTCCTTTCATGCGCAATATCTGATTTCGTACTCTGCTACGATTTTCGAAAAGATTTCACGCAATTTCTTATCATCCTCAATAATGTCCATTTTGTTCAATGCGCTGATTTCTGTTTTCGTGCATCCGCTTTCTGCCATGCGCTCACGTCTGTTTCTGATTCTTCTATTCAAGTCGCATCCGGCACGGTGTTCAAGTTCTGAATACATTTCAGTCCTCAATACATTGAATTGACAATCTGCATTTCTCTGAATCCGGTTAAACTTGGCATTGATTTCATTTCTCCAATTATCAAATACCGGCTTCACCGCTTCTTTGATATGTTCAGTTGTCTCAATGGCTTTCTGTGCTGTGTTCTGTGCCTTGGCAATCTGTCTGTCTCTTTCCTTGTCAGCAAGTTCTTTTTGAACCATTTGATTAAGAAGTCCTTGCAATGCTTGCAATTCCGGAGATAACTGATCGTTGACACTTTGATGTACATTAAAATAGGAAGAAACTAATTTTCTTTGCACTTCCCATGCCAAATCATCCGTGAATGACTTGACCAACATCAGATAGCCCTGTTCGGTAATGAATGCCGTTCCTCTTGGATTTACCTCTGTTATTCCAGATGTCCGAAATTCGGACATCCCAGAATTTTCAAGGTCTGACGGTTTCAAAACGAAATAATCTTCGCCCTCAACAAAATGCTTTCTGTTGTCCGAAAATCTCTTTCTCGCTGTTCCGTCTGGTCTTTCGTGAGCCATGTCAATGTCCTTAAATGTGACCACTCTCTTGCCTTTGTACTCTTTGATGGAAATATCTGCATTTCCAATGTGTACCAAATTATCCATATTTTCACACTCCTTTCTGTGGTATAATTCCCTTATCATCAAATAAGGGAGGTGATACAATTTGAAATACTTTTTGTTTTGCGATTTTTCTACAATATCCTGCGACCGAGAAAAAATGGCAAAGATATTAGCCGAAAATGATATAATGTTCGCAAACATCAATAATTTCTGTTGGGAACTAAATGTTCCTGAAACGTTTGGCAATCCGCTATGCGACACAACAGCAGAATCTATTCACTGTCTGTTTTATCAGTACACTCACAAGAACTCTCTTCTTCTTGTGGTAAAAGCAAATGAATATTTTCCAAACGGAGATTAGGATATAATCTCTTTGTTTCTTCATATACGGTTTTGGGTTTCATCCATTTCCGCATATGGAGAACCTGCTCCATGACATCCATATCGTGAATATCCACTTTGTTTAAAATCTTCTGCAATTCCTTTTCCATTCCATTGAAATAGGAAACCGGAACAACAACCAAATCATTCACGGATTTAATTTCTTTCATGTCCTCACTCGCTTCCTTTCTTTTATAATCCAATTTAATTGGATGTATCTGGCACAAAAATAAAATCCATCGGAATACCAGACAATTTGCTCATGGTTTTCAACTGTGATAAGCTAGGCTCTGTTTTGCCCTTTTCCCAATTGACAACGGTTGCATTAGATACACCAAGCATTTCAGCCCATTCCTTTTGTGTCATTTTCGCATTTACGCGAACTGCTTCTAATGAAATTCTAGGCATCTTTTTCTCTCCTTTCATATTTGATGGTTTAATCATAATCCAATTATTTTGGATTGTCAACACTAAAATTCAAATTTATTGGATTTAATATTGAATTTTTTATTTTATTGGTTTATAATACAGTTAGAAAGGAGGGCAGAAGAAATGGATAACGAAAATCAATTTAACGAAATGGATGTAGACGATATCCAAAAAGAAGTGTTTGCTGAAAATTTAAGATACTATATTGAATTAAATCAAAAACAGCAAATAGATGTCGCAAAAGACTTAGGTATTAACCCAACGACTCTAAGTATGTGGTGCACCGGAAAATCATTTCCAAGGTCAGGAAAGCTTCAGGCATTGGCTGATTATTTCAAAATCGGAAAATCAGATTTAATAGACCCACGCATAAATAAATCTGTTGACGAAGAATTTTCAAGTGTTGTATTAAATATTGGAATGAATGATGAACGTTTCAAAAAAATTATTATTGAATATAGCAGATTGCCAGTAAGCAAAAAAGAATTGTTATGTGAATTTTTCGAAAAATTTATATTCTAAAAGAAAGCAGGGTTCAATGCCCAATGTCATTAAGTTAAGAATTTTGACATAATTATAAAACACATCATATTTGCAATTGTTTGATAAATATGATGTGTTTTTTTCTTTTATCTATTTTGTAGCACAACAAAAAGACAGATTGTTTATCTGTCAAAAAAAACTTATAATTATCTATGATTAAGCCACTCTATATAGAAAGCTTACAGATGCCTGGGGTTTGACTTTGCGAGGGTCTTTTCGACCAGGTCTTACTGGTAATACATGCTTTTCTATTAGGTTAATCACATCAGGTGGACTAAGATTGCGTTTATTACGGAGATATTCTCTACAAATATAAATGGCGATTGTAAAGTTCACCTGTTTTGTTTTATCATTGTTTTTCATTTGTTTTATTACATGTGTTGTTATTAATTCGCAATAGTTATACAAAAGTAATCGTGCATATATTTCTTGTTTAATAAAATCTGGTTTTCGTGCATGGAAACTTGTTAATCCTATGGCATATTTTAATTCTCTGAATGAAGTTTCTATTCCCCATCTCAAATGATAGATTTCCTTTATTTCTTTTACATCAAAAATATTTCTATCAAGATTTGTAATTATTATTTCATAAGAATTAGACCCTATAGGAAATCTAATAATACGAAATGATAATTCGTATGTTTTATCACTTTTTCGTGGAAGATAATCAAACACTTGATTTACAGGCATCCACTTATAGCCTGCATTTTTTGTGGTCTTTGTATTTTTCCTCGAAAAAATCTGAGTGATATCTATATCAAACTCATCATTTGGAGGAAGATTTAACCCAGATACAATTCCATTACTATTTTTATCTTTGACACGTATAGCGAATTTCCATCCTTTTTCAATTGCATGTGCAAAAATGTTATAGTTTTCATATCCTCTATCAGCAACAAGAATAACATTCTCTAGTTTTGATCTGTCAATCATTGTTGCACATGCTCTAAACTCGTTGTAATCCGCTGCTGTTTGCACTAAAACATCGGTGTATATACGATTCAAAACATCATAAAAGGCATTTAGATGTAGTTTATTAACAATTGAACCATGCTGATTACGTTCCCAAAAAGTTTCTGGATCCTTTTGATTGGTTGCAATGGTCAAGTTACTTCCATCACATGCAATTAAACGATAACCATGATAATTATTAGTAGTTGGAAGGTTGTCATCCGTAAAAGATTTAAACAAATATTCAAAAGCCTCTGGAAGTACTTTTGAACGTTGTTGCGTAAATGCTGACACAGACGGAGTATTTTTGTTAAAATCAAAGAAATCAAGTAGTTCTTTACTCATAGTAGCTCCACCCGAATTCATCATGATTCCTATAAAAGTTTTGAAATCAATTTTCCGTTTTCGAGAGAAATCGACATTGGGGTTTCGAAGAAATAAACATGGATTGTTAGCTAATTCCGAAATATGATTCTTTAGAGAATCTGAAACTTGATTAATATAATTGCTCATATGCGTTACCTCCTTGCAATCAAGATGTTCTTAATTACAAGGGCCGCTTTCGCTACCTCATTATCATTCAATAGCGAAAGCGGCCGCACATTTCGAATCATATGTCAAGCATTTATTACAAAATAAAAAGACCCTAGCATCATTTCTGATGCTAAGATCTTGATTGGTCATCTTAACTTAATGACATTGGTTCAATGCCCTGCTTTTTCTTCTTTTAAACCAGCTTTTACAAATCCATGCAAAATTTTTAACATCTTATAGTCTTCAATTTCTTTTATCATAGTTATAATTTCTTCTTTATAAGTCTCTTCTGTTTTTACTTCTCCCGACATAAAAAACCTCCAATCATAAACTATTATGTACCAACAAAGTAATTATAGAACGTGTGTTCGGCATAGTCAATCCCCAATTATGGGCGGAGCCATGCCAAACCCCACCCATGCCAGAACTTGAAGCGTCCTTTCGGACAAGTCCATAGTATCACTGTAATATGCATGATTTCAACATTTTTCGGTCGCAAATTTCGACAGGAAATGTCATTGCAGAGAAGCGGAAAGCTGTTTCTCAATCTCTTCTTGCACTTTTGCGCGCCAACGCATCGGCACTTCATCAATCGTCATTTTCTTGTCTACCAGAATACGTCTTACGTAAAATTTAACCATTATGCTTCACCTCCTGCTACCATATCTGCAAGATCCTGAATTGCTCCGGCATTGGACTCATGCCCGGCTTTCAACTCATCGATTGCTTTCTCCATCTCTGTCTTAGTCCTCAAGCTGACCGTTACGGTGTATGTACCATCTTCAGCGCCATCTTCGCCCATGTTCGGCATATATGTAAACCCATCGGATTTCAGATCGGTATATTTCCCCGACACTGCATCGTTGTGTGTAAATGTTACCTCCGCAAGGTTGTTCTCTGCAAAAGCGTCCGTGATCGTTTTAATGGCTTCGAAGTTCTCGGCTTTGATCTGGATGTTTCCAAGGCTTGCCCCATCGGCAATCTCAAAGCTGGTCTGATCTTTCAAAATAATTTTATCCATAATTTTTTATTCCTTTCTATGATAAAAATGGTTTATAAGTTACGTTCGAATATTTGTTCGATATATTTTCTTAAACGGCAGTTTAAAAGAGTGCGAAATAAAAACACTTTCTATTGTGGACCATAATTTTGTAACAGCAGACCGAAGCAGATGTAGCCTGATACAAAAAAGGTGGATATTATTAAGTGGCGAAATTGATATAGATTTTACAAATGCAAAAAACTATACCGATAATACCATATTGAAATGCTCTGTACTGCCATTATTTAACACGTATTTTACTGCAATAGATGAAGATGGAATGAGTTATACCGGTGTTTTTTATATGGATGGTAGGATTAACATTTTAATTCGATCCCATATCCCAGAAAGTAAAAAACAAATTTTACGGTTTTCAGGTATTGCATTTGCCTCGATCTAAGTTTTACTCTGCCGTAATCATAATTTTGTTTCACATATCTAACAGCAGAATAAAGATTAAATATCATATAAATTAAAAACCCCAGCCCAAACTTGTACCAAACAAAAAGTGGTACTTCGTGGACTTGCAAGTAACCCAATACCATAATTTAAAGTTTCTAAACCATTCCACGAAAATATAATAAGTGAGTAATCGCCAACATTTTTGAAAGCCGTTACGTGTTTAGACATTGAATTATAAAAATTATCTTCTATTGTGAATACTCTGTATATTCCACACCCATCAGATACTTGCGATGCTGAAGACCAATTATTGATTATTTTTCTGAACTTAAAATTATTCGAGTCGTTTAAACTGCCGTTTATTTCAGTGATTTTATCATCCAAAGCCTTTCCCTGTCGGGCATCCAGCCCGAATCCCGCTTCTGTAGTGGTAAGGTTGTTGATTAAGTTTGCAGCTGGGAACGCACCATTGATTTTATCTTTTAAAGTGTCAGCCAACTTGATAACATTGTTGACCTGATCCATTGTGAGTGTTGTTCCATCAATGCTGACCTTAAGGGTTCCATCTTCCGCAACTGTAAGTCCATCTGCTGGCTTTACCACACCGGCTTCATCAGCCGTAGCAACACCACCAGCACCACCCACAATCGATTTCGACCAATATTCCGTATTGCTTGTTGCCGTTCCTACCGGAACTTCTTTTTTCGCGAAATAAAGCGTATTGTTATAAGTCACTGCATCCAATCTCTTATATGTAGCATCTGCGCTCCAATCGCCCTTTGGCACAATTGCTACTCTTCCTGCTATAGCCATTTAAGCCACCTCCCAGTTTAAATTTCCGTCATTGTCAACGACAAAGTTATATGCTGCATTGTCCGTGTAAATCAACTCCCCATCCTCATTCACGTCAAATTCTGCCATCGTGAGTTTCTTGTTAATCTCGTTTTCGATTTCCTGCGCTCGGTCTGCGCTGTCCTTGGCATCTGTGGCGGATTTTGCAGCGTTGGTTTCGGATGTTTTTGCATTAGTTGCAGAATTTACAGCCTTTGCAGATTCAACCTTAATGTCTGCAAGGTAATCCGGGCGCAAGTGTTTTTCTTCAATACTGCCCTCTTTCACGATTGCGGACACCTTACCGTCACTTCCGATTGCAAATGCAATCGTATCAGAGTCCAAGAACCCATACTCTGTAATCAGAGATGATAAATCCACGTTCTGTACCGTGCCATCGTCAAGCGTGATTACTAATTGTTGTGTTTGCGGATTGTATGTGAAGTTGACTGCCAACTTTTCCAATTTAGTATCAATGACCGCCTTGGAACCGTTCATCTTAACGACCGTAAGCGTACCGTTGGATTCATTCCAAAGGATTTCCTCTACAAGCTCGTTAGCTTTGGTCAAGTCAACTTTCGTGGTGTCAAGTGCGCACACACGATCGTCGATTGCATCAATGCCGCCCTCTATGTTGTTCAGCCTATTTCGATTAATTGCGGTCTTTTCGCTTGGAAGGTTCTCCCAATATTCGCGGCTATAGATTTTCTGATATGCCATCTAATCACTTCCTTTCTAATGCGGATAGTCTGCGTTCAAAATCGTTACACCTGTTCTGCAGTTTCTGTATCATGGCAGTGTTAAGCGCAATAAACTCTTGGTAGCACAATGTATACATATCATTTGCGCCACCATTCTGCTCTAAGAATTTTTCCCATTCCTCATTAGATTCAAAATCTTTTTCGGAGAATACCGCATGTTCCAGTCCGTAAAACTCATTTTCAGATATATCACAATCCGTCATTGCCTGTTCAACATCCTGTGCAACAAATCCTATGTGCATTTTCTCGTCATTTTCTATGAGCCGATATTCCATCGGTTGCAGCAACTCAAAAAATCTCTCAAACCGATCATCCTCTAACAGTTTTCGAAAATCCTTTTTCTTTCTGCCATCAGACGTTGTTTTCCAACCACCGGAAGAATACCCTCCGGCAAATGGATTGGGGTTAGTTCCACAGTACACAGAACTAGAACTTGGGATTAAATTTCCGTTGCCGGAAATTTGTACATAGTCACTTATTCCAATGCCTTTTAAATAATATGCAGTTGATGCCATTATGCACTGTCTTGCACTTTCTGCGGTTGTTGCAGAATCTGCGGTTGTCGCATGATCTGCCGTACTCGCATGATCTCCTATGGCTACTCCATCTTGATCTGTTACAGAGTTTAGGTCAATGCGTATGTTTTGCAGCATTGGCCTTCCTCTTGCATCGAGTCCAATAATTACAATATCATCACCAATCGAGGTTGCAATAAAATTCAACGAATCAATAATTGACACTCGTCCGTTACCATCAAGCTGGAAGTTGTTACTTTCAATTATGAGCCTGTTTCCACGAAGCATAATCTGGTCGGCACTGGCATTGATCATGGAAATAACTTGATCGTTCTCATCCCTGCCCAATTTCAATTCTAATGACGCGTCTAATTGCCCTTCCGCTTTTTGTGCACGATCGACTTCTGCGGAAATGCTTTTCGCGGTCTGTTCAAACTTAGAGTTTGTCTGTTCCTCTAAATCCTCATACGTGGATTGAAGATGGTCTGCGTTCCTCTCTAACTTTCCGGTACGTCTTTCCACGCTTTCAATCGTATCTCTGATAGAATTAACCTTTGCAGAGTGTGTCTGCGTGCCCTGTGCCGAAATCGAATCTCTCTTGCTTTGTACTCCGGTTAAAGTGCGTTGCAATAGATACGTTTCAACAATCTCTCTCGTGGTATTGAATCGGATTGGTTCCCCAAGTGTCAGACATGGATTTCCGACACAGGTGCAACTTTTAATCGGTGTGTATGCCGCCTGTGCCATAATAGGCAATAGGTTATTTGCAATCTGTTCCAGCTCTGCTCCGGTCTTGTCTGATACAAGAAAGTTTCCTGTAATCGAATAGTTGTTTCCAGCAGTTCCAACAATAGCACCTGCATTATCTTCGCTTGTCTTGATTTCAAGTTGCGTGATTGCCTTGCTTTTGAAGTCTTCATAATCAAACGTGATATAGTGTCCGGTCATGGATTCTGTGTTTGCATCAGACGGAAATAAATTGTCAGACGGAAATAAATCTTCTGCCGGATAAAGTGCGCTTGTGATTGCTTTCAGAAAGACATACTCAAACTTTCCCTCTCGGTTGATATTTCCAAAGCATCCGTTAATCTCACAGATTGCCGTCACAACCGTTTTTCCGCTGATAGCGGACTCTTCTGTGACTGCGCTTGAATCGTCCGTCTGTGTGGCTACAATCGTCTTATTGACCGTCATGGAATCATTGACAAGGCTCGTTTCGACTTGCGCAATTCCAAGATGTGCAAAAAAGCTATCACGGAACTGCTTAAGTGTCATTGGAAAGCTAAGTCCTGCATACCAAGACTTTACATCCGTATTGATAATGTCGTACATAGCGTCATATGCCGTAATCTGCCGTTTTGTACGGTCAGCCGTAGGAACATCGGATGTAACCTTAAAAACTCCGTATGGCATCGGATTTTCGCTATCTCCACCAATCGTTTCTTCGATAGAGATTGTCTTTCCAATAATGTTTCCTGCGGTGTTTCGTGCTGTGAATTTTACGCAATTTGCTTCGCACGCTCCAAACTTTAATTCAGATTCCGAACAAAGACTTTCTTCGAGCGCAAACGTACCGATTTCAAGCATCGAATTGTCTATTTTCTGATTCGTTCCAACAACAGATATGACCATCTGTTTATCTGTCGAGGAATCCCAATACTTTTCTTTCAAACTGCTATTTATCATATACACCACCTACAAACGAAAATTTGATTGGGTCATATTTTATCTTCCCATGTGCTACAGAATAGAACGTAGGCTGAATATCAGCGATATATCCGTACTGTGTCACATATCCGCGTTTTTCCGGCACATATGCCGTGATATAGCCACCGCGCTCTTTTGCCTTGGTATAGTTCTTTTCAATATTCTTCCAAAAATCATCAAACTGCTTTTCGGTCAGCATGGCTTTGGTTTCAAACTCAACCTTTAAGGCTTTCAGTTCCACGGCATCACGATGCTCATATCCGTTTTCATCCGTCCAAGGGTCTTTGTCCTGCATATTTACATAGGAACTAAACGTGTCCTGCTTTATTAAACTGTTCGGTATGGTATAATTGCCAAACTTTACTAAATATCCGCCATATCCCATCGTTTACCTCCTAAAAATGGGTATAAAAATAGCACCTACCGTTTGGCAGATGCTATCCATTTAATTAAATTTTAAGCTACTACTGATTCCCATTCAGATTTCAGCTTTTCTACATCGTTTTCAAAAAGTTTGCAAGCGATTTCGTACAACTGCGGAATCATTCCCATTTCCCTGTCGATATAATCCATCTTGTTTCTTACTTTCGGTTTGAGTGCGCACCCTTCCATCCTTGATTTAAGGTTGCAGTGATATTTCCTTTCAAATTCTCCATAAAGCAATGAATAGCGTTCTTGATACTTTCCATCGGCACCGAAACGGACAATCTGTGTTATCCGCTGTCTCTTGGTTGCCAAGTCAATATCATCAACGAGTCCGATAATAACATCTTCCTTATGGATGATTTCTTTCTGCTGTCTTTTAATGGTTTCATTCTGCTCCCTAACAGTTTTTAATGTCTGGGAAAATATCAGCTTAGTGTTTTCATCTGCATATGGCAGGTAAGTGGAAATAAATAATTCATCATTATTGACATACCCACCTGTTTTACGTATTGTAGGGAGAACCTCGGATGTTACCCAACGTTTGAACTTATGAAGTTTTTCTTTTCTTTCGTTTATAAGGGAGTCGTTTTGTGACACACCCTTTGCTTTCTGTGGTTGCATCTGAAAGAGCAAGGAATACAAACCGCTTTCATTAACAACCGTCATTCTTTGTTTTCCACCGGGAGTATCAATTTGTGACACACCCTTATCAGAATCATCAATATTTGAAAGGCTTCTTCTGTAATTCGTATCTCCAAATACTTCGCATATATCCTTTCCAACAAACCATGGTTCATCATCGACCATGGCCATTCTAATCTGTCCGAATATTGGATTCTCAAATACCTCAATGCCATTTTGAATCTTAAGCATAAGTTGTGATTTTTTCATTCGTGTCTACCTCCATACATTTTTATCTGAATAAAAAAGAGGAAACCGGTTGTGAAATCACATTGGTTTCCTCTTTCGTACAGTATGGCGTTCGAGTAAGTAATCCGCATCTTCACGGATAAGGTTGTTTCCTTAGTAATAAGGATAGACTATTTTTGATTTTGTGTCAATCCGATTTTGGAATTAAAATAAGCCGTGTTTCCACGGCTTATTACGTAATTTATTTTCCTAAATGATATGCATATGAAATAAATGAATCATAATGGTCGTATGATATATCTTCATATGTGCTACTATCGTATGGCATACTTATTTTTACTGTATCTTTCGATTTAGCATCAACGCTTATTGCATCGTCTTCTATCGCTATGATTTCATTGTTTGAATCATAAAAAATTGTCACAATATCTGCATAATAGCAATCATATGTTGCAGTATTTTTAACGGTTGCCATTATATATGGGTTATATTCATCTTCTATATATTCCGTACTTAAACTCAAAGAACCAATTATAGAGCGATGATAGAAATACTCCATGCCCTCACTGTATTTGTATTCTATCTCATATGTCTCATATTTTGCATTTGGCAAATCAAATTCAAGTATTGCCGTATGCCCTTTTTCAAGAAAAGAAACACTGTCATTCGAATAATCAACAGCCGATCCTTTTGCAGAATAAAACGTGCACTTTGCGCTTACATCTGTCGGAACATTATAATTACTTTTAACGAAAACATAAAGCGTATCTCCCACAATTTTTTCTGTTTTCTTAATATTTTTCTTTGCTTCGTTTGCTTTGAAGTTATTTTTTACCGTAACAGAACATTTTAGTTTCTTCCTGCCAACTTTTGCCGTTATGGTGGCAATCCCTTCTTTCAATGCAGTAATTTTTCCTTTTTTTGTTACTTTCACTACGCTACTTTTGGAGCTTGACCATTTTGCGCTTGCCTTAGTTCCACTAATTTTAAGTTGCCTTGATTGCCCTTCGCTTAAAGATAAATTTGAATAATTCAATTTAATCGTTGCCGCCTGCACAGTTTCCTGTACCCCAACAATGTTCTGCGTTGCTACGCTTGTTGTCAGCATTGAAAGCGATAATGCCGCTACTGTAAAAAATTTTTTAAACCTTTTCATATGTAACCCCTTTCCGGTGAACAATGCACCCTTGTCTATGATTTTTATGTATTGTACCACAGACGAGAGCAAAAGTCACTAGATCATACCGGAAATGGTGACATTCCGGTACGATTAAAATACTCTTGTGCGCTTTGTCGTGTGCTATCGAAGATAACTTTTCCGTCAAGCACAATCTGTACCGGCTGACTTCCGGATGATGTTTTCTGCCCTCTCATTGCCGCCAACACTGCTCGATATACTCCGTCTGATACAGATTGCACGATCTGGTCGTTATTCATCACTGCCGTATGACCACCAAGCGTACCGACAAGTTCCGGACCCGCTTCTCTCGCAACGAACATCTGCCCCATGTTTGGCAATCCACCGACTGCGTATTTCTTAATCGGCTTCCAACTTCCACCGGAAAATACACCGCCATCAGCTTTCTTTGTTGTAGAACCTTTCGTTTTTACATTTACGGTTTTTCCGCTAAAGAATGTCGATACGCTAGACCAGAGGTTTTTTAGTGCATTTGTGGCAAATGAAATACCGATTTTCAATGTTCTTCCTGCGTTGACAACCTTTTCTTTCCACTCGTTGCTTACATCTTTCCACCATGTCCCCCCGGCTTTCTTGACGTTTACGGTAAATCTCTTTACCTCTTTTCCTACCGTAGTGCTTTCCCACCATTTTTTAACATTAGACCACCATTCACCGGCTTTATTTTTAACGCCCGTAGTAAATTCTTTTACCTTACCGACTTTCTCTTCCCAATATTTCTTAGTGTTATTCCACCACTTAGATGCATCATTCTGGACTGCGGTTGTAAATTTCTTAACCTGTCCGACTTTTTGACCCCAATATTTTTTAGTGTTACTCCACCATTCTTTAGCGGAGTCTTTAACATCTGTAGTAAATTCTTTTACTTTACCGACTTTTTCTCCCCACCATTTTTTGACATTAGACCACCATTTGGAAGAAGTATCTTTTACGTCTGCGGTGAATTTAATCACGTTTTCTGTGCGTTTTTCTATCTTTTTCTTTTGTTTATCCCACCAATCAGAAACAGCTTTTTTCACTTCATTGTCCGATGGAAGCTCAAAATCTGTAAAAGGAATTTTAAGTTTTGTATTTCCTGCCTTTCGATCTTCCCACCAAGCGGCAAGCCCTGGCCCCCATGTATCATTCCACCAATCGGAAAATCCCTGTTTCCAATCATCCAATGAATAAGTAAATAAATCACTAAACTTAAAGTCCACGCGGTACTTTTTCATTTCTTCCGGTTGCGTAGCATCGGCTATTTTATTTCCAATTGCTTTTCCGAGTGACAATCCTGCCTCTGCCGTAATAACAATTGCTCCTACAGTCAACGCCAGTTTCCCGATTTTTCCGGCAATCGTACCAAGACCGCTTATTTTTTTTGACAATCCTGTGGAAAGCACTTCTCCTATTGTTGCGTTTGCCCCGATTTCTACTCCGAGTTTTGCCGCAATAGAACCGGCAATTGCTTTTGAAATGGAAGTCCCTATGATTCCAAGTGCGGTTTTTGCAAGATGCAATCCAAGAATTTTTTTGATTGTCAGCGCACCGATGATAATCGCAACCGTCTTTACGTCTAGGTTGCTTAAAAACTCCTTGACACCTTTCCAAACATCCTTCCAAGAAATTTTACTTAATGCCGTAGTGACCGCATCAAATGCCCCTTGCGCCCACGAATTAAGTGTTTGAGCCAATAATGCAAAGTCAAAGTTTTGGAAAAACTTGTTGATTCCGTCTGCGATTGAATTTCCAAATTGTTTCCAATTAAACGTTGTGCCAAACGAATCTAAAGCATGAAGCACCGTGTTTAATGAATTTGCAATCAGTTTTCCGGTTTCTCCGAAAAGTGTTGTACCTTTCTGACCCTCAAATAGTCCATTAAGGAATTTTGCAAGCCCACTACCAAAGCCGGATGCTTTGGCATATACTTCATCCCACTCGATACCTCGCATCGCATTTATAAGAGCACCGGAAATTGCTTTTCCAAGTCCTTCAAGGTCTTTGATGTTGCTTACGAAATCCTTGTAAATCGTGTCTGTCTTAACCAGTTTTCCGATATCTCCGCCACCGGAACCGCCAGAACCAGAACCGCCACCACTTCCACTTCCACCACTTCCAGAACCGGAAGTGTTGTCTTTACTCTGCTTTGAAATAACCTTTAATTCATCAAATGCACGCGTTGCCTGTTGGATTTCCTTTTTTGCTTTCTTGGCATTTTTTGCGATACCTCCTGTGTTTTTCCCTGCGCTTCCTGCGGCATCACTTAAATCGTCCATGCCAGCAGACGCACTTCCAATATCATCGGCAAGACCGCTGATTCCTGCCCCTTTGCTTGCTGCATATCTCCATCCAAAGATTGAGCCTAAAGCATTTGTTACCATTTCCGCAAAAGAAATCACCTTCTGTAGAACTGCGTTAAGTACCTTGATAAATGGCTTAAATGCATTGATTAAACCACTACCAACAACCGCTCCAAGCGCTTTGAAGTTCTCCTTAAGCATGGTTATCTGATTGTGCCACGTATCTGCTGTACGTGCAAAGTCCCCGGTGATATTGGTTGTATGCGCAAGCACATACTGATAACGCAACATAGCTTTTTCAGCCTGCGTCATTGAGGAAATGTTTGCATCAAGCCCTTGCTTTAACGCCCATTCCTTTAATGTTGCCTGCGTCAAGTCGATACCATAACGCCGCATAGGTGCCGTAGTACCGGAAAATACAGATTGCAGACTCTTGGCAATATCTTCTTGACTCACATCATAGAATGAAGCCATATCTCCGGCTAATTCTGTCAACCGGATAGACATTTTTGCCATTTGCCCTTGCGGAATATCAAGGGCAGTTCCCATAGCTTGGAAACGACTTGCGAACTGCTTTGCAGACAGTTCAGACATACCAAATTTTTCAATGGATGTTTTTGCGAAATTGTTAATTAGGCTTTCATACTGCCCGAATGTCTGCCTTACAACGTTCTCAACCTCTGTCAGTGAAGATGATATGTCAATGGCATCTCCAAGTAGCCTAAATCCTCGGAACAAAGTCCAGTAAGTTGCATACACTTTTCCGATTGCTGACGCAAGGGAAAATGACTTCTTTGTTACCATGGATGCACTTGAACTAAATCCGCTAAATGAGCTTGTTATACTCTTTGCCGCTGTTCCTGCCGCTCCACCGGTACGTGATAATTTTGCCAATGCATTTGTCATGTCAATAATATTCCGGCTCACGCTAGGGGCTTTCGACAGTTCAGACATAAGCTGTCGCATAGCAACTGCAAGTTTCGGAATATTTTCAATCGCCTTGGTGGAACTCTGGTAGCCAAGCTGTTTGATTGCAGATGCAAGTTCGGTCAGACCCTTAACAGATGCTGACATTCCAGAAATCCCTTTTAATGCATTGGAAATCTGACGCATAGAACCAGCCGCAGCATTAATCTGTTTGCTGTTGATGGAGCCTAATTTGCTTACGTTTCTTGCGACTGCGGAAAAAGTCCGTGTGTCAATTCCACGCATTGCCGTCATTGCCCCTGCAAGTCGGTTTACCCCTGTGGAAAGACTATTCAGATTCCCGGTACTAAGTCCAGAAAGCGCGGAAGATAATCTCCCAAGCCTTGTCACAAGCGCATCTATCTGACCGCTTGCCTGTTGTGCCTGTGCTTGGATTTTTATTTCAAGAGACTCTAATTCCATTTATCCACCAACTTCCTATAACTTTTTTAGGTTAGCGGCTATCTTCCACATTGATAGCCGGTTAAAAGGGCGGTAAGATTTGACCCCTACCGCCCTTGAATTACTTTTTCAGTTTTCCCTTTTTCAGAAGAGAAAGCATTTTTGAATTTTCCTCTGATGTAAACTTAAAATTGGAAAATCCGTTCTTTTTTGCGATTTCCGCTCGATGTTCTTTCGACACATCATCTTCCCCAACCGCTTTTAATGCTTCTACGATTGAACCGGAATTTCCGGTATACTTCTGATAATACTTGGCTTTGCTTTTCTTCGCACCGCTTACAACAATCACTGTATGACCTTTTGTGCGTGTCACAAGAATATCTCCGTTGCGAAGAATAAAACCGGCATGATAAGAACCCATATCATCAAACAAACCGGATTTCAAAATTACCGGTCGTTCATTGGATGTATTGAAATCTCCCACATCCTTACCGGATGCATAGATAATACAGGCACGTACAAGGGACGAACAATCGCATTCCGTCTTGACCTTTGTGTTGATGCCATGTTTAATGACTCCGTAGCGTCCCGATTGGTCATAGCCGATATTTTTATTGTCAGATGCAATCTGCATAGCTTCAGCTAACTTCTCCGCAACTTTATTATCCTTTGCTCTTAACACATTCCATCCCTTAGAATGGTTGTAAAACTTCTGTGTAGACACTTCCTGTCCGGTCTGGTCTCCGGCTTTTCCACCAGAATAGCAATTTCCGTGTTCATCGTGTCTAGCACTTCCGATAATTACTGACATAGCAATACCTCTTTTCTTAAACTATCTTTGGCTTTGGTAAATGTGATTTCCTTGATTCAGCCGCCCATGCTTCTTCCGCCTTAAGCATTTCTCGTATTTCTGCATCTGGATCGTCCGTATTATGCTTTTCGATGGAATCATAGCAAGTTTCTTTCACGTACTTACTATTACCCTTGCCGAATGTCGCGTCTATTGCGGTCACAAATGCTGACGTTGCATATCTGCCAAACCACATATACATTTCCATATCGCGTTGCTTCCATTCTGCCTTATATGCATCCACATAAGGCTTAAGCAACGCTGGATTCATCATATCTATATCATCAACGGAAAATCCGTAGCCTTTCGTTACCATAAGGTAAAATGGACGGATTTCCGCAACGTAATATTCCCATGTTAATTCTTGGTTTTCGCTTTGGATGGGGTCTTTTTCTTCTCCTGCTCCTGTGCCTGTGCTTTCTCCAACGACTCCATCATCTGTGCTAAAAAACCGTTTGTCATCATTTCCTCCTGCATATCAGCAAATAAATCCATGCAGTTAATCTCGTTTGTATCAATCGCATCATAGAGAATGTCGGACACCTTCTCAAGCTGATCGTCGTAGCCTTCGTTTGTTTTGTAATCATATCCAAATTCGTCATTGTGATGCATCTGCAATCCCACAAGAAGTGTCTTAGGAAGTGTTTCAAGAAGAATATCTTCCATGTCCTGCGTCTTCATAATATCCTGTAAGATATGTGCTTTTAATGATGGTCTTGTTGCAAACTGAATTGTATATTCTTTTCCACCTAATTTAACTTTCATGTTTTACCTTGCCTTTCTGCCCTATATTGGCAAGGGGCAGTGTTGCCACCGCCCCATTGTTGCTTATCTTATTGCTTCAAGTTCTGCTATCGACCGTTCATCCTCGCCTACCGGTGCGGTCGATTGCTCGTCCGATAGGCTTTTTACCCCACCACTGTTACAGTGAATGTTCCATCGTTGTTATCAACGACTTTCAGCTTATCCGTAACAAGCTCTGATGCCGTGCTTGGAATAACAGTTGCGGTCATTTCAAGGATTTCATCTACACCGTCTACATCATTCGGTGTCGCGGTAACAGTTCCGGTGTATGCGTATTTTGCCACGCCACCGATTCCATCTGTACCGTACAGGTGGATAATGTCAACCTTTTTATCTCCCAGCTTTTCGATGTTTTCCAGATATTCTTTTGCAAGGTTTCCGGTGATTTCCCGGGAATCCGCTGTCTTAATACCTTTCTCAAATGTCTGCTGTGGGTCTTCCATCGTGGTTGACTCAACCGTGTTTGGTGGAGATGCCGGAGATGGAATAGACTTTGCAGCAAGTAAAAGGTTGTAAGTCCCTGCAAAGTCGGCTTGTTCCGCTGTGTGCTCTTTAATAATCACACGCGACTTATAACTTGTTGATGCCATGATTTTCTGCTTCCTTTCTGCCTTGCGGCTATGCTAAATTTTCATACGCTCCAATAATTCGCGATACGCGAAAAGTTGCCGTGCGCACTTGTTTGGAAATCGTGAACACAGCATTTGACACATCAAAATTTTTTGATTTAAAAAAGGACACTGCATACTCTGCAATGTCCTTAATCTTTTCTCTTTTCCCTTTATTTGTTATTGTAATTTGAAATGTTGGGCGAATTGCGTTAATAAAATAAGACTCTGTATCTCTCCCGGCTTCTGTAAATCCAATCTGTTGTATAAGAAGTGTTGGAAAAACAGGTGTTCCGTTTGATTCATCGTCCTGTGTTACCTTGATTCCGCTTTCTTTGCCTTCCATGTAAACTTTCAACAATCGGTAAACGGTATCTTCAAAATCAAGTGCCCAACTATTTAACTCATTTTCCACCGAATACCTCCCTTGCAATCTTTACATACTGTTGAATAATCTGTTGTTCCGCATTATACATTGGCATTGTGGCTTTGATACCGTGGGTATAACGCCATGTTTCGGTCTTATCGTCCCAATAGTACCAACCATCTTCAAAAGCGTGTATTTGTCCCGGATACGTTCCGACACCGAATCCAAGTTCCGGTGCTTTCGGGTTCTCTTTGGAGTTATAAAAAATACCGGCTCCAAACTCTACCGCCAACAAAGTATAGAACGGTTCTCTATCTTCTGACGTTACCGTTTTTCCGGTTGCAATCAGAATCGCGTTTGAGGTCATTAGCTGCGGTGCTTTATCTACCCTTACCGTTATTGTGTTCCCTAATGGGGATTCCGATATGCGTTGTATTGCCACCGTCTGACCTATCTGTGCAAGCCTAGAAACAAGTAAATCGCATTTAGCCTGTAAACTATCGCGGTACTGTTCTAATTCCTTTATGGCGGCCTGTATGGACTTAGTGGATAGTGTCATTGAAATAGTTTTCTTTTTCATACAATCACCTACTTAATATTCTTCCGAAGAAGAAACAAATCCGTGATCAGTCCTTCATCAGCAACGCCTTTTACGATGTAATCTGCGGTTTCTGAATCCACAAGTCCATCATCAGTGCGTTTGACTTCCGAACGTTTCCACACCACATCACCGGCTTTCAGTGGCAAATATCCCTTATCCGTGACAAGCTGACAGTATGATGTACTATCATCAATTCCAAATTCTTTCACAAGGGCTTCTGACAACTTATTGCTGATATTGGCTTGGAATGTCGTAGGTTCTGAAAACCCTTCAACTTCCTCGCCTTTTGGAATCTTGTTGCCTTCGGAATCTAAATAAGGTACAAAGTTTCCATCGGAATCCTTGTACCCTTCATAGACAATATCTCCATTTTTGTCAGTTTGTGGGATGAATACCCTCTGACCGGATTGAGAATACTTCATTTCCTGTTTGTTAATGTCAAGCATTGGTGTTTTCCTCTGGGATTCCGGCAACACTTGTCAGAAGCGATAACACTCCGGCAAGGACTGATGCAGAAAGAACATATTTCCAATCCACCGCGCCCATAAATGCCGCCGTTCCGATTCCGGCAATCGCTGCCTGCGCAACAGTCTTGATTGCTCGGATGCCGGCTTTCTTAGTCCAATCCTTCCAATTCCTCATGGCTTTTATCTCCTTTCCCTATATGAATCTCTTCAATCTCATGTTTCATTTTCGTAACCATTCCATTTCCACCTAACGCATGGTACGCATCATACATCTCACAGAAGTTTTGATAGGCATATGACGGTATTTCTCCGATTCTGGTGTACTTTGCATGGTATTCAATAAGCTGGACGCGCAAAAGGAGCATTGTCCCTTTGCTGTTCGCATCCCTGCTTTTCTTTTGCTGTTTAAGAAGCCAAACTATATATCCAAGCACTATTGGCAGTGCCACGAGATAAGTTTGAATCAAAATACTTTTCATTTGAATCTCCTTTTGACGCACTGCCCACCACCGCTTAATGTGCGCCGCCTGCAACCATAATGGTCACGCTCAATCTTCTTTAATTACATTGCTTTTACAAACGGAAACACTCCAACAAAAAGGCTTTCACGGTCTTTCCATGTCCGGCTCACACCGTTTTCGGAGAAACTTGCCATGTATGCTTCTCCTGCCTGCGACCGGTCGTACACTGCCAAATTGACCATAATGTTTTCATAATTCTTAACATCACTGTCAATCTGGTCTTGCGTGTATGTGTCCGGATAGTTCCGTCTGCTGATAATCTCTTTTCTTGCCTGCTCTAAAAGCTGTTCAATCAAAGGATTACATTCTTTTTCATCAAACACAACTTTATCGGACTTTTCCCCGGTTGTTTCGTCCTCTACTTCTTCTATATGAAATTGTTGTAAACGAATTTTTACTTGTTCGACAAGTGTGTATGACATAAGCGATCTCCTACAGATTAAATTTTGCAATCAGAATTTCTTTCAGCTCCGCGCCGCTTGTCGCTTTTGCGTTTTCAATTCCCTGCTCTGTGGCAAGTTTTTGCAAGTCTGCGGTACTCATTCTGTTGATTTCGGTCTTTGTATACCCAACGGAAGATACCGGAGAATTACTCTCCGGCACCTCTTCTCCTGCGTTGTACCATTTACCATTATGAATCACTATATATGGATATTTCATAGTTGCACCCCCTACTCTTCGCTATGAACCTCATATACGAATGTGCTATCCATATTCTCGTATGATGGAAGTACAACCTCAGATGCAAATGTTGACATCTTCATAGGTGGTCCATACTCTGTCTTTGTAGCGACTGTAATACCTACACCATATGTTGTTACATCAACATCAGCTACTTGTCTTGCAGTTCTTTCTTCCGGTGTAGTGCCAAACCAAGTGCTTCCAAGGCTGCCTTCTGGAAGAAGTGTAACCTTGTTATCCGGGTAGAAGTACTGCTCTTTGCCATCATCATCAATGTACATCTTATCGTAAAGTACGATAGTGAGCTTCGCCCTCTTCTGTACCACCGAAATAACAGTATCATCGTCAACCTCAATAGTTGCTGTAAGGTTCTGTGCAAGAATTGAGTTTCTTATTTGTGCATTGTCAAGCAGATATTGGAATGTATTGCTGTTCATAAGTGCGTATCTAGCAATCTTACCCTGCTTCTGTAACTTCTTTCTTGCATTGTTAAGGTCTGTAAGTGGCTTTGAATTAGCTGTATCGCTCCACATGCTTGTGCCGGATAACTTTGCGTAATGGTCTTTTGCGTATGAGCCATCCTTATCGTAATCATAAGCGTACTGAACGCCATCACTTACAATAGCAATTACCGGATGACCTGCATTTGTAGAAAGAAGCGACATTCTCATACGCTCCGGTACAACTTCCGCACCGCTTACAAGGTTGTTAGTATCGTCATATACGCTTGATAAAGCACTCGCAAGGTAAGGGTCGTCTTCTGATTGAATACGCTCGATTTCAAGCATTTCCTCTTCACCAACTGTCATTCCCTCACGGAAAAATGCCATCTGCGTTTTTTCCTTACTTAATCCGCCTCTAGCTCTAAGAGTTGGGATTGTGTCAAAGTTAGATGGTGCAAGCGAAACCGGTAAACCCTTGTGTGTCTTAATCCAACTTAAATCAAGTCCCTGCTTCTTTCTTTCTGGAAACCACTGTAAACCAAGATAAGGTATCTGATTACTAGCGTTTTCTGTTGCCGATAATGCAATAGACTTACTGTCTAATACTTCATTGATTAACATCTATTTACCTCCTGTTATTATTCAAATACAATCATTGGAAGAGCTGTTTTAACTGCTGCGTCATATGTAACACCGGAATTTGCTTCTGCTACTTTCGTGTTAAGGTATGCTTTCTTGAGCAGTACTCCTTGTGGTCTGTCCTCTGTTACATCAAATCTCAAAATGCCCACTACTGTAGCTGTATTGTCAGCCTTGCCATTTGCTCCGATTGGAGTACCTGCTTTGACAATCTTCTTGCCCTGTGCGTTTTTAGTTGTTACACCATCAAAATCAAGCGTTAATGGGATTGCTTCATTAGGCTCTCTCTTTAAAATCTGAACATCTCCTGCGTATAAAGTCTTTTCATACTGCATATTCATTTCCTTTGCCATTTCTTACCTCCTGTTATTGCTGAATGTAATGTGATAAAACGTCATTGTTCTTAGGTGCGTTAGATATAAGGCTTTCTGCTATCTTTTCAGCATTTGTCTTATTATCTGTACCGGCTTTATCGCCGCCAGCCGTGCCACCTCCCGGATTCGTACTGCCTTTTGCAATCTCCTGCTCCTTGGCTTGTGCTGCGGCGGTCTCTTTTTCAGAGATAATCTTTCCAAGAACGTCATAATCAAAGCTGCCATCGTCTTTTACAATTTGCACTGCCTGCTCTGCGGTAACATTAAATTTAGATGCGGCATTGGCTCTCTGCGTGGCTATTGCCTGCGCTTTTTCAAGTTCCGCGATTCTCGCATTGGCTTTTTCGAGGTTCTTATTTGCCTGCTCGACTTCCGTGAGCTTTCCCTGTTCGATATCATCGAGCTGCTTCTGCAACTCTTCTGCTTTGTCAGCCTTTGTCTTGTACTCGTCAGCCTTTGCTTTGGCTCTCTGTACGGAACTTCCGTAATCTGCCATGATCTTGTCCGCGTTTTCCTCGCTTAATCCCATAGCAATCAGATCTTCTCTCTTCATTCATTACCTCCGATATGTCATACGAATTTTTATACGGTGCAACGACACCGAACGACATTGTTGATTTTTACGCTCACAACTTTGCGAATTTTTATAAAATAAAAACAGCTGCCGATTACTCGGTGACTGTCTTATCTTTGTTTGTTTGGCTCTGCGTGCCATCTGTATTCATTTTATTTATCAATTCCTGTGCTTTTTGCTCCTGTGCTTCTACATCATCAATGGTTTTCCACAGATTATCCAAGTATGGCTTTGACAACAGGAATGTCTTTTCCGCATCTCCCCAAAGCCCGACAGATTTAATTGCAACAAGCGGATGAATACCGGCTTGTAAAAGTTGATATAATGTCTGCGACTTGGTATACATATTGTCTTGCGGGCTATGGTTTATCTGAACATCAAAGTCGCGCAAACTCAATCCCAAATCGTGATCCTGTATACGAATCACATTCAAAACAACTTTCGCAAGTCTTTTTTCTGCTGACTTTACAATTGAGTCTTTTAGTTTGGCTCTCGACTTCGAGAAATCCCATCCGTTTCTAAGCTCAACCGCTCCCTGTGTATCTCCACCGGAATTATTGTTGTTTTTATTTGGTATGGCAAGAATGGACTGTGCATTATCCCACAGATCATCCTTTGCAACTTGGCACTCTGTCTGGTTCAGCTCTTGTGTCATAATGTCAACATCTGATTTATTCTGCTCATTATTGGATTTTACCGTCAGCGCATGGGAAATCTTCATTTTTTCAAAGGTTTCCGGTTCAATGTCGCAATTTACAAACTTTATCCAAAACTGAACAAACTGCTCAACGCCATCCATTCGGTTTGACTGCATTGTATTGATTGCATCCAATAGCCCGATCACAAGCTCAATATCAGAAATGCGCTCATGGTTGTTCGGAAACTCAACAATTGGGATTCCACCAAAGCCATGCAGTTTCCAATCTCGAACCTCTCCGTTTACAATCTTGCATTCGTAAGAGTCCGTGTAGCAGAGCTTATACATCTGTCCATCAGCATCCTTAAGCTCTTGGATTGCTAAAAGTGGTTCTTCTGTGGAACGACTATAGATAACAAAAGTGTTCATTGGTGTTGGTGCAACAATTCTAAATGGTATATCTCCATTTTTTGTAATCTGCACTGCCTTAAATGACGTTCCGGTTGCTGATTGCCACTCTCCTGCCTTAATGTCCTTTTCCTGTTTATTAGCATCGGTCAGATAATCGTTAAATTCATCAACCGCATTGTTTATCCGATCATCATCTTTCCTACTGATAAGCTGAATTGGCTCACCGTAAGTCTGACCAACCTTGAATTGAACAATCTCATAGGCATGGTTTTCAGACACCTTATTGGTTATATCCGCATTCTGTACCTTTGTTCGGTACAATACAGGCTGATCGCCCTTGTAGTAGTTCCACAGATAACGAATGATCGTCTTGTTGGAATAAAATGCACCAATGCAGTTTCCGACAACACTTACGATATTGTCTGCCGTAATCTGTTCTACGTTAGCATATGCAATTTTTCTTCCATATCTGCCTTTTACAAGGTCGTGAAAATACTGTGTATTCATATAAATAAAACTCCACTACTGCAAGCGCGTTTTGGTATTGGCTTCGTTTCAATCTTGCCTGTTGCCACGCGATAAATCACAATATGATTGCATTTTTTACATTTGCACGGATGATCTATCGTAGATCTCCCATCGTAATGCCCGGCAATTCTTCCGCAATCCGGGCAATATATAGTTACTTTTTTCATGGCAACCTCTTTCTTGTAAATAAAAAACACCGCCATTTCTGACAGTGTCTTTTACGGGTTATATGCTTTTGGGGTTGTAGGATTTTGTTTTTCTACTCTTTTAGTATACCATGCAAGTTTTGGGAAATGTTGTGAAAGAATGTGAACTATTGTGCACTTTTATGCACTCTTTTCAGAATAAAGCTGTCCATAACGTCTTTCAAACTCCTGCAGTGCTCTTTTCCTAAGTTTCATAATGTTCCTGTATGAATATTTCATCTCAACGGAAATCAAGTTCCAATCTTTTCCATTGACATAGTGTGATGAAAGCACGATATATACATCTGTATTATCCATACTGTCAATTTGCGATATGATAATCCGTCTTTTATCAACCAATTCATCTACAAGCGTCTGAATCTCATTCTGCAGATCAACAATCTTCGATACCGCGCTCCCCATTTTGTCAGGATTGCCGGATGATTGCACATCCACCTCTTTCGGAGATATGGATATAGATGTTGCCATATCGGATAGCCTTTTGATTTCTTCCAGCTTATTTGCGATCGCATGGTCAATTCTGCTTATCTGTGAAAGATATTTGTCTGTTGTCATATCCTAATACCTCCTGAATGGGTTTACTGCCGCTTCTACCTTTGCGGTATTGTTTGGGTTTTCTATAAACATTTCAAGCTGAGTTAAGCCGTCTGCCGCATCGTCGTGTTCATTACCGCCAATACTTACAAACATAGAGAGTTCATCCATAGCCGCTTGATATTCGTCATTTCTATAATATCTTGTTACTCCAAGATCTGAATCTTTCTTCATTTGTTCCTGTGTCGGACGGTGCGTATCAAGAAATATGAATTTTCTCTTAATATCCCCAGAATATGCTATGATCTTCGATAACTTTTCAACCTTGTTTGGTGCTTTTCTGCTTGTGCATGAGCATTTATAGTCCTGTTCCTGCAGCTTTTCATCTACATATTGGCAATACAGATCTCCTCCGGTATTCCCCTCAAATCTTGTCTGCCGAATCTCATTCCCGATAATTCGTCCGACAACAAGAGGAATCGTTACCTCTTTCGGTCCTTTGTTGAATACCCAATCGTAAATATAAACATCACCATTTTCATATTCTGCTCCAATCGGCATTGACAAGCTATCGCCGCCGCCCCAGGCAACATCCACAACTCCGATGCGCCGGAAATCTCCATCCGGTAGGATTCCGTTAAATAATCTCAAATCAGTATAAAGCAATCCCTCGCGGACATATGGTTGCTGCATAAACTTAGCCATCCATTCGGCATTGTCAAGCTTATCTCGCATATCTCGATAGTATTCCGTGGAAAATCCGTTGATTTCATATGCGAAATTGCTTTCGTCATTTTCATTAAGTGCCGGAATCTTACGGAACCGGTATTGCGGATCATGCTCATATTGCTTTCTCATGCGCTCTAATGGATCTAAAACATTCCAAAGAGTACCAACCATCAATTCTCTTGCACCGTCATTTTTACGGTCAACCATCTTGTTTAGATACTCTTGGTATGTGTTTTCCATTCGAGTAGGACTTAATGAATGCTCGCGATCACGAACCAAGTCATCGACATACAAATATCCGTCTTTTGAAACATCGACCGCTCCTGTCCATGTTCCATCAATACCACGGCACGTTACGGTTGCAAATCTGTCCGGATCTCCAAGCGTGATCGTAAATTCGTCCGCGCTCTTGTCTGTCGGAATTGATGCGTTTGCGTATTCCGGATGCCAATAAGCAAAAAGTTCCGCAAAGGTATATTCTTCCGTGGTAAAAAGATTCATCAGTTCCTTGTAAAATCCTTTTGCCAAAATACCAGAGTGACCACCCATAGCACTATGGCTGTTTGGTCTGCGCAAAGCCACCCACGCAAGAAAGAAAATACAGATAGTCGATTTACCGACACGCGATGGCATTGACAATCCGTAAAATTTAATCTTTCGGTTTTCCAAATCTTCAAGATCGTTGGCGACTATATTCAGCGTCTTGCGGCGCGGATAATAAAACCGTTTGCTCCAATTTCTTTTGCGCTCCATAAAGTAGATGAAGCTCTCGAAACGATAAAAGCTCTCTAATCGCAAGACTTCATAGAACTGATCCACAAGTTTGTATCCACCTTTAATGTCGTGATCCTGCGCATATCGTTCAAGTTCCCATATGATACCGCCCGCATTTTTCTGCGTAAATTCGTTGATTAAAGCCTTTGTTCTTTCGGTTATAGCCAATCCATAGTCAACGTCTTTTTCCGTCCGAATCGCTACATTGCACGCTTTCAAAAGGGCATCTATTACCTGTTCATCAACGCCTTTTCTCTGTATGTAATTTTCATATCCATTTACTGCATTGATTAACTGCTTTGAAGCCAAATAAAAAGCACCTCCGCAAAAGCAGAAGTGCCTTGACCTCTGCCTATAATTTTTCTAGGTTAGCGACTAACTCAATTTGTTAGCCGGTTGTCTTTTAATTGTAATATACCATTTTGTGGCACAATGGGCATTCACACTTGTAGTTATCGCCTTCCCTTTGATCTCCACAATATTCATATTCAGTCTTTTCCGCTTCAAAAACGGTTTTGCAATTCTTACACTCAAACTTTAAAGGTTTTCTTTCGTACCTAAGGCTGCCTTCTTTGATTATTTTCATTTCCAATGCACCTTGAACCCTTTCTTCTTATACTCCTCTACGGCTTCTTTAAGGCTCATATCGTCCTCATACTTTTCATTCAGCATAATCACCACATTGCCTTTTTCAATGCCGTATATGTTGCAATTTGCAAGTTTCTTAGCCGTTCCAAGAATAGCTTTTGCTTGCTTGCGGCTCATTCCATAGGTTTGGGTTCCCATATTAACTGTCATTTCTCATAAACTCCTCAAAATCTTTCCTGCACTTAGGGCATAAGTCAATTTGCTTTGTCTTTGTGCAATAGTATTCGTCCAATATAATACTGTCTATACCGTCTCTGCTTATAACCGGCTCTATTCTCCCTTGTTCAATTTCTGCAGATATTTCTTTGAAACACATAGGTCTTTTTAAATTTACGGTTCTTAGATAAGGGAACATTCGGTCATACCATATTTTAGGCTTTTCAATTTCAGCACCGCACCTATCGCAAGTGCGCCATTCTTTTTGATGTTTCATATGAACCACCCTCACTTATCACATTCGATTCCCGGAATGAATGTTCTTTTACCTATACAAGCATCTTCAAAAGTCGTAGTTTCTATTGAACATCCGCAACTAACCGGGTCTAATGGACAATTTTCATGATTAATACATGTGCATAAAATTTCTTTTTCCTTCTTCATCATTCCACCGACTTTCAAACTAACCCTAGCATACATAAAATATCAAGTCCTGATATTCTCTCCGCACCCTCTCTTGTGTGCATAAGAATATCTTTAAGTTTTTCATTTTCTGCATCGCTGTATTTATTTCTATCATACGCTTCCGAAAAACAATAATATTTGCAATATCCATAGCCTGTACCAAGCATGTTTCCGTGAATGCTCTTTCCGACAATATCGTAATATTTTGGTACTTTTAAAACGTTATGTTCTTCATCCATGGTACATTCCTTTTGCTCTGCTTCTAGTTTTGATTGAAGATATTTTAAAAAACTAATAATATCTTTTTCCGTTTTGGAAATATATAAAATAGTTTCTTTCATTCTTCCACCAACTTTCTACCGCACATAGGGCAAAAATTAATTTTTACGGCTCCTGCAACCTCTTTTCCATCGCTATTGTCGAAAATCATGTTATTTTCAGCTCCAAAAAGGACTAAATTTCCTTTACAATCAATGATTTTCTTTTTACCATCGCAAAATTCACACATATTATACCAACTTTCTACCGCACATAGGGCAATAATTGATTTTTATATATCCAAGACAACCGCTGTCTCCTGTGTCGATTAACACGCCAAATCCATTTTCGTCTTTGAAAATAAAATCTCCACCAGCGTATCTTTTTTCATAATATTCGTCATTATCCATTGCTATGTTTTTGCAAAAATCACACATATCACACCTCAATCATAGCAAAAATCGGAATCCTCGTGAGATTCCGTGTCTTTTGTTTGATATAAATATTCCACAATGTTTTCATCATCGAATAGCGGTACAGGGAATCGAACCCTGTCAGCCAAAACCATGCCAACCGCTTTCAAATCTGCAATTTCTAATCACGGAAGGGGTTTCTGTTTCCAATGATACCGCTTACCATCCATACATCTTCCATCGACCTGAACTATTGCAGTAGTGCCAGACTAAGTGAAGATAAGGAATTGATGTGGCGTGGATTTGCACCACGCAGGAGTGTACAATCTGGTCATCTATGTTGTCGGTTTCAACCAATTCTCTACGACAATTCCGTTTACCTATTCCGTCACACATCAACACCCAAGGCATACCTAGGATTTTCGCTCGGGCAAGAGCGCAGATACAAGGACTCGAACCTTGACAACGATTTTACTCGTTGGAGAGATTAGCGATCTCCTGTGATACCATTACACCATATCTGCATAGCCGAGCAGTTTCCGTTTTTTACTTGCTCCACACTACCCCAAGTGCAAGTTTCTTTTAGTCAGCGGTTGGCGCCATCTTTTGAATGGCAACCGCTCAATCCAGTTCCCTGTGCTAAGTTTAACCGGTATATTGATTAGCACCTGTATTTCTGTAACAAACACACTAGGGGTGTACTGGCAACATCGCCCATGATTGGTACGAGATTTGAACTCGTGTTACCACCATGAAAGGGTGGTGTCTTACCACTCGACTAACCAATCATAACCGCCACGAGACGGTTAGCAATATGTTTTACGTGCTATGCGTTACACGATCATGCGCCGTGGGATAGACGCATGATAGAATACCACCGGACGGTCTCGCACCGTCCTTAACAGAATCGTCCTAGTGGCGAAAGGAGGAACCCAAATGCTTGAATCACTCAACCAAGGGTTCAAGTACGTATGGAAAACATACGTGGCTACATGAAACGTCAACATGCAACCGATTAGGCTACCGGGATTCGAACCCGGAATGCAGGAATCAAAATCCTGTGCCTTACCGTTTGGCGATAGCCCATCATTTCCAAATGACCATAATATTCATTGCAAAGATCGCGTATGAAAGCAAATAACCAATTGCGTTTGAATTGTCTTTTTGTTTTACCTGTCCTCCCATAAGTCCAAGTATTACAAGGGCATCTATCGCCGTAGCGATTATATTTAAAATCATATCAATATCTCCCATCCTCAAAGCTGTGTTCCTGTTTGAATCGTTCCATTTCATTTACGCTCATACCGAAGATCCCGGCAGATGAATCAGAGTCCGTATGTTCGAAATACTCGCCCTGCTGTGGAAACATAAACCGGAACATAGCGTAATTTGCAACATCGCACAGGTATTCAAGGTTTCCGGTCTCTTCAAACTTTGCAAGACACATTTTCAAACTTTCAACCGCATTAACATTTCCGGTGGAAAAGTTCATTCTTGCCGGTCCGTATTTGTAATACGACTGCTCAATCAGACCTTTGCGCTTTTCATCAAAAGCCGTGGAATACTCGGTTTTCATCAATGTTTCATTCATTTCCGTTTTCCCTGCTTCTGCTCCCAGAAATCGCATGAATGGCTGTATTCTACGAAATCAGCGGCATAATCGCTTTCGCCGTTTGAACAAACATAACCGTTTGTCTTGACGCATAAGCCATATTTACGGGTGCCGCAACATTCTTTACGCTCTGTCATTACACATCACCATCCTTGCGGTGTAAATCCTTTTCAACATCAAAACCATCTGGAAATCTTGCCTTTAGCTTGTCAATTTTGTCTGCATAACATCATCCATTTTAAATCCAAACGCAGTGCATGCTTCTGCAATCATCCACAGGCAATCCCCAAGCTCTTTCTTTATGTGCTGATCGTCGATCTCATGCCCCTGGTACTCTTTCTGCAAAATTCCGGATACCTCTCCAGCTTCGGATGCCAGCCCAAATACGGCGTGCCTAAGCATGTCTTTTTTACGGTCATACGGAATATTGCAAGTCCTCATAGCTAATTTCTGATACTCATTTCCGGTCATATATCATTCTCCTGTCCGAAACACTCTTTTTGTTTTTAAAAATTTTTTGGAAATGTAGTTGCGATTCGCAACGTGAAAGTGAATTGTTATAAATTTATTATAGCCTATTTACAGTGAAAGTCAATGGGTGTTGTAAGCGGCTTTTTATTTTTTGAGGTATTTGAGGAACTTAGTAGCCGCCCGGTGGTCTTTCTGTCAGACCCCCCTCCCCATCCTTTTTCTGAAAACATGGAAATATAAAATATTTTCCGTTTCGTTTTGTTGTCATTGTGTGAAAACCAAATTGTTTTAATACAATTCACGTCATACCCTTGTAACTATTCGCAAAACCTAACTTTTCCGAATAGTTCACGAATAGTTAAAACGCTACACCCCTTGATATTACTGCATTTGCGAATTGTAGAATAATCACACACAATTTAAACCGTGTTATTTGCCACTGCATCTGTGAATTGTGTATCAATTGCGTGCAATTCTTGGCTCTTTTTCTCGTCCAGCCTTGGCAGTTCCTGCGCTGTGATTGCCCTTCTTTGGGTGGCATTATCGCCAATTCCTGGCTGATTCATGCCAAATTCGTTGTTGCCCACGAACATAGTACCCACTGGACTGTTGGAGTCATACGCTCTATCAAGGATGCAATCCTTGCGAGATCGTTGTAATTTTTGCCAAATCTTAAAAGCCAACGAACTTGGTTCCTCGTCTTTCCAAAGGTCAAATGTTGTAGTAGGTATATTACAAAAATAACTAAATGCTACTGTACTTACCAACTTGCTGTACACATTGGAGATATATATATAATAATCACAAAGCTTATATAATACCTCTCTGTCGTATCTGTTACAATTAGTCGGTATAGTTGCATTACCAAGAGGTTTTAGACTCTTGTCTTTTAGTACCGATGTATCCGGGAATAAATGCATACCAACATACTGCATAACAGCTTTCCATTGTCTCTGTCCAGCTTTTAACAAATCTTCGATGTGAAATTCTATACAAGCGTTGTCTATTAAATCCTGTACAGTTGATGTGTATATCTGTACTGTACCTAGATCCACTATAAGGGTTGTAAGATCTACATTCTCTACACTCTTTACATCCTGCATATATTCACACCTCCAATCCGTTTTATTCCTCTCTGCTTTTGGTATACACTATTTCCGGGTTTAAAGTCAAGCCTTAATTTTTTTACGGTGGTATTATATACTTACACCGCGCGCATATGCGGATATACACTTACTCTACATCTATAGGCTTTAGATACAGTATATTATTATTAATTTAAAAGATTAAGAAAAAGAGAGAGAAAGAGAAACATAGTTCTGAAAAGGCGACGTCAGGCGATTGTGTCGTGTTATGTCAGACGATTGTCAGACGATTTTTTGTAAAAACTGATACTATTCTATCATTTTTGAACTTGTCAAAGACCTAATACACCTAGCCTTGTTTATAAAAAATTAAGAAAAGTTTTATAGTTTGTTTACGGTTTTTCGGAGATTTTGTAAGATATGACCGGACACGTTGTTTATTTTTTGGATATGGTAAAAAGAAAAAGACAGCCGGAAAAGCTGCCCTTGTTTGAAAATATCTACTTGCATTTTGTCCGATCTGATGATAGACTATGAATATGTCGCACGGCATGGATGCATGCCGTTGTGGTTCCACCAGCGATTCCGGTGGACAGGGATTGAAACAATTATATTCTCAGTGATGAAAATGAGTGGGTCAGATTCTTAATCTTTCCCACTCGATTTCTTTTAATGTTTGCTGATCGTCTGTATGATACAGCCAAAATCTCCGGCGCGATATATATTTATCTCCTGTGCATTAATCCGGTATGTCAATTCGTCGTCATCATAAATCTTAAGCCAGTGCTTAAAATCAGCTACTTTTTTATAATGCGCACCTATCTCCGCGTCCTCGTCAACGACGTATGCCATATAGCTTCCGTCTTCGCCAAAATCAAGAGTGCTTGTTTTCAACCCGTTTTCGTCGCATCCAACAAGTATTAATGCCGCAATATCGCTTGCCCCTATAAACCTTTTCTCGTACTCTTTGTAGTTCTTCATTTTATGTTTTCCTCTCTTTCTTGTCTGGTTAATATAAATGTTGTTAAAATATTTTCTTGACTTTTGAATTATTACATGTTATTCTAAATCACGTAAGTTTTGGAAGATTAGGTTTAGTACCTATTCAAATTTACGTGACTTTTGCCGGTGGATAATCCACCGGCATTTTTAAAACTTGTATTTGCCGGTTTCATCAAAATCAGATTCCCCAATTTCAACAATCTGATTTTCTTTTTCGCGCATAAATTTTTGATAATATGCTTCTCCGTTCCTGGAAAGTATTAACTCATACAGTTCCTTGTCAGACAATTTCTTTCCATCCAGAAAATCATCTACTTTTTCGTAATCAAGTTCGCCACTCTCGTCTTTAAAACCGGCATCATCAAATGATTTCCCGTATTTTTCCAAGAGTGCCGTATCATAAAGGGGGAAATCTGGATCGCTAATTATTCCCCTTTCGTCCAGTTCATCAAAAAGCTCTTTGAAGCTTTCTGATTCCTGTTCGTATTTTACGAGTCCATTCACGCTTGTTGCTTTCCATTTAATCATGTTCCCTTCTCCTTTCGGTGCTCTATTTCTTTGATCTGATTACATTATATATAATTAGTGCTTAATTGTCAATAGATAATTAGTGCTTAATTTATTATTTTTTCATTCTATCCATTTTATCGAGTTCCGCAAGAATCAATTCCCTAGCAAATGCGCTTGTCTTTAATCCGTATGAGTTGATTCTTTCTATCGTTCCAAGCGGTAATATAATGTTTATTCTATCTTTATTACTCATGCATTTCTTTACCGCTTGTCTGTTCTTTTCTGCTTTTGTGTTTTCGTCCATCTTTCTGCACCTCCGTATTTTTTCTTACATTATATATAATTAGTGCTTAATTGTCAATAGATAATTAGTGCTTAATAATAATACACAATTTCTGATATAATATTAGTGCTTAATTTTGTATGTTTTGCCTATATACTTTAGTGCTTAATTTCTGTATAATACAAGTATCAAATGAAGCACAGAAAGCGAGGAAAATAAAATGGCAGAATACTATATTACTTATAACGACTATTTCGGATTTTGTGTTGTCGAAAAAATCAACGGAAACGGCAAAATCGTATTTACCGGATCAATCGAGGATTGTAACTGGAAATGCATTGAATTAAATAGCCTTAATTAGCCGAAACGCTCCGATCTGGAGCGTCAGCCGCGGGATGGTCTCCCGGCTCTGATGATGGCAGACCAGAAAGGGAAAATATGAAAACGTTAAAATTTGAAAACAACAAAATTTATAGCACTTCTACGCTTTGTGAAAAAACTGATATTTTTGAAATCGTTGAGAAAATCCCGGTTCGCTTTTTTGTCTGGAATATCGGCGAAAACATGGGAACGCATGAATATATTCCGGTTTGCGAAGATTTACACCCGGAAGACAAAAACAGCTACGAGATTAACACGGCAACACTTAAAGCCGTAAAAGTTACACCGGGCGAATGGAAAAAACTTGATGAAGCGGCATCTTGGGGCATTGGAAACCTTAAGCAAGCAGAAAAAGCCCTAAAGAGCAAACGCCACGGCTACACGTCCGACAGAAAAAGAGCCGCCGCAGAACTCACAATTGAAATTTTCCGCAGAATTTGCGAATAGTCGAAACCGCCGCCCGGCGGTCTGGTGTAGGGTTGCAACCTTGCCACCGATGAGACAAGCAAACAACGAAAGGATGGTAGATATTATGAAAACAATTAAATTACAAGGAATACACACACCACAAAAAGCAATTCCGGCGGCAGAATTAAAGCCCGGAATGATTACAGTTTGGAATTTTGGCTATACAGAAACAATAAAGAGCGTTGAGCCTACCAAGAGCGGGAAAAGCGTCAGATGCGTTATTGTTTGCGACAAAAGTGGGAAAGAATACACGCGAACAATGCGAAATGATAGACTTGTAGCGATCGCATAAGCAAGGCCGGCTTTTCCGGGGTTCGATTCCCCGGCTTGCTTTTACCCGGATCACCGGGAAATTTTGAAAATATGGAGCAATCTGGTGATATGTCAAGATGATTTTTGAAAAGATTTCGATATGTTTTTCAGAAAAAGGGTAACTTTAATAGACCTATGATTCAAGCAAAACATAAGTTCGACTAGTTAGAATCTTTAATTGATGTATCCAGCGATACGCCGGAGTACAATTGGTTTCTGGCCAGCAATCCATAAACCAAACGAACGAATTTACGTGAAGTCAGCGCGAGTGCTCTTTTGTGTTGATGTTTCGGAACTTCATTGTACTTCTTCCGATAGTACGTTCCGTACTCAACGTTGTGTTTTCTCATACTGTTGGCAGCTTCGCCAAGATAGTATCGAAGATAACGATTACCAGCTTTTATCATAGGAGTATCTTCTCCGTCGAAATCACCGGACTGGTTGGATTTCCATGTGAGACCGGCATACTTGGCAAGAGCATCAGATGAATGAAAAGCGGTTATATCGCCTATTTCAGCAATTATGCCACCAGCAAAGACAGGACCGATGCCGTCAATGGATTGAAGAATAATAAAAGCATTTGGGTTCAATCCTTTTATTTCTTTTTCAATAGCATTGTCAATGACTTTGATTTCTCTTTTAAAGGTTTCAATGCAGTTGAAAGAACTGGCAATAGACACATTTAAAGGCTCATAAAGAGCTTTGTCCAGACGATAAGAATCTCTGGCAGCTTTCTTTAATAAATCAGCGGTCTTGCTTATGTCTTTAATGCGGTTGCGGCTTTTCTTTGCAAGGAATGCAATCAGATCTTCTTCGGAAGAATCTAAGATTTCTTCCGGGGAAAAGTATTCCATTAATACACTGGAAGATGTAGCACCATATATATCGCAGAAAGGCTGATCGTCTCCTTCAAGCATCTGCAATTCACTGAATTTCAGATAAAGATTGGAAACAAGATAAGTTTTCTCTCTTGTCATGCATTCAACAAGGTGAAGGCGATGCCGTGTGAGACGTTTCAAAGCCAGAAACTGGCTGCCACGCCAAGGCTCGGATTCAATGTTTCCAGCTCTTGCATAGTCTGCAATAACAAAAGCATCGATAGGATCCGATTTACCAAGTCCTATATAGCTTTTCTTGTAGTTTGCAGTACATTTAGGGTTCAGGACGAAAACGTAAGGCTTGAACCGCATCAATTCTTCACAGGAAGAAAGATAATTAGCGATATGGATGCTGTAAACAGAAGTTGATTCTAAAGCTGCAACAATCGTAGTTATATCAGGGTGTTCTTTTAAACACTCAAGTATCTTCAATGCTAATTCCTCAGCCCCAGGCTGATTGTTAGCAAAAGAAGAGTTTATGTATTTATTTTTATAAAAATCCAAAGCGCAAACATAGTTGGATTTTGAACTGACGTCAATACCGACGTAAAGCGTAGATAATGGGTTAATCTTTAACATGATATCACCCGCCTTTCCGATTAAGTATTCTTGGAACCTGAAGAAAAAGGTTTATCCTGGGAATCATATGCTGACCGAAACCTCGCGTAATAAGCATGCACCCTGGCAGCTCTTTTGCTGGTGCTGTACGCCAGGGGATGAAACATCTGTGTAAGCGGAATGTGACATATGATTCAGGCTGCAAGCTCCATAAGCAGGCACCGGAGACCGGGCTGAAAGGATTAAAAGCAGTGCCTCTAGACATCAGACTCTGCTGATATCATACCACAGAATAACCTATGAAACTAATAACCAATGTAGATGAGATGGAAAGGGTTTATCCCAGGTGTCTCAGATCATCTATAAATTTATAGAAAGGATAAGTGCATAACCATCATTTCTACTGGCTATACACTTATTATACGAGGAATAAGGACATGACAAGAATTGAAAAAATGAGGAAAGACGGATACCCAAAGATTATAAAAGGAAACGGAGGATATAGAGCATATCTAAAAGATATGCAACCTCTAGGAGGTGGCGATTATATGGCTGTGTATCGTTATCCCGGCGGGGAATGCTGCCACAGCCTAGAAGAAATACAAAAATGCTTTGAAATAATCGAACAATAGCCGCCGCAGAGGATGCCCGCCGGATCACTACCGGCGGCGGTTTTATGAAATTGAAAAGGAGAAATAAAAAATGAATGAAAATAACTATGTTTTGCACGCAAAAAACGGCGTTGTGCTTGTGACAGAATCGCAAGCAATTAACAACGCGCTAGATCAAGAAAAAAGTGGCGTTATTCCGCGTTACTCATTCCTGGATTATAAAACCGGTGAAAACCTCACACCGCCCGGATGGCTCGTGTGGTCAACTTTTGCGGACGGATGCGGCGTTGTGTACCGCAGATCTGACGGAAAAATGATTATAACAACAGGATTCCAAGGGGATTTTGTTGTAATTTAAGGCGGTACTCTTCCGCCCTATTTCGCGTGTTTGGTGCATCCGTTCCGGTTCGATTCCGGGAGCGCGGACTACATGGAAATCGGTTTCCATGCGCAAATTGACAAATAAACGTAACGCAAGGAGGTGTGAAAGATGGGAAAATATGAATATATCGGAAAAAGGGAAATCATGCGCCGGGTGTCTGCCCTTGGCTATCTGGAAATATCCGGCAAAACGTGCGGCTACTCGAAGTTTGAAGGCATGGAATGGGTGGAGTCTGCAAAAATCAAAATAACCGCCCAACGTGGCGGAGATTGGTTACAGATCACGCAAAAGCCGGAACGCATAACACACACTTACAGCCGGTACGATGGGAAAAACTATCTTGACAATTGGTAAAATGCGGTCTATGCTAGACTATAACTACAGCCGGGCAAGCGTCTTCTGGCGTTTGCCTGTGATCTGTGATATTATCAAATATCATCGGTGCATTATCTATATATGGCATAACATATAGTGTATTTGTGTTATTTGCGGAATGCCGCAGATAATTGCACGTTTGTTACACGTTTTTGGAAATCCGTGAAAATGGAATCTCGACCCTAAAACGCTACCCCAGGGGGGGGTACAAAAAAATTACGAAATATTTTTTGGGGCGCGGGAAAAATTTTCTTTCATCAAAAACCCGCCAGTTAGGCGGGTTTTCTTATTTCTTCTCTTTCATTACAATTTCTAAATCAAGCCCCAATGCATCCGCAATCTGCCGCATTTCCTTTTCTGAAAAGTTGTCACGCTTCATTTTTGCTGATAGGTTCTGTTGAGTTGTCCCTATCTTTGTGGCTAACTCTTTAGCTGTCATTTCTTTTTCAACCAATGTTAATCTTAATAATTTGGTAAACATCATACGCCTCCTTTCTTATACAAGAAACAGAATACAACAAATAAAACAATAAATCAACTAAAATATTGTTGACAACAAATAAACTGTTGTTTATAATACAACTATGAGGTTGTTCAAAACAAACATAATGTTGTTTTTCAGAAAGGAGAATAAGCATGAACCAAATAGAACAAACCATCACTACTTTAGAGATTGCAGAAATGATGGAAATGCGTCACGACAGAGTTTTAAGAAAATTGGAAGGACAGGATGTAAGGGGAAAACATACTGCAGGAATCATTGAAATTTTGACTCACCACAATTTAGGTGCGAGTGATTATTTCATTCCGTCTACCTATAAAGATGAATCCGGAAAAGAAAACAAGTGCTACAAAGTAACCAAGTTAGGATGTGATTTTCTTGCGAACAAATTCAACGGAGAAAAAGGCATCGTATTTACTGCCCGATACGTGAAACGCTTTAACGATATGGAGAAAGCCATAAAGAAACCACAGGCGGCATTGCCGAAAAATGATGACCTATTTGCAGATTGTTACATTTCAAAACAGCAATTGGACGCATCACGCGGAGCGTGGTTCAGAAAAAATAATTGGAAATTAAAAATTATCATGGAACAGTTTGGGTGGACGAGAAAATTTTTATATCACAAGATTCTCGTGGAGCTATCTGACATTTACGACTTAGAACTTGAAGAAAAGTTCTATGTGCAGAGGTTTGGCTATAGACCAGAGTACAAATTGGATTTGTTGGATGGCAGTAAAAGCCTTGCCAGACTTGCGACAGGATATATCAACTATTTATTAACAGAAGAAGGAGACTACTAAAATGGATGAATTTATCAAAATTGTATGTTCAAGTCAGCTTGACAATGAAACCGGAAATGCTTTTGTTGAATACTTTTCTCCCTTAACAGAGAAACTAAAAGGGTTATTAAGTGAAAATTTATATTCAGAGTTTGAGGAACTGCTTTTTAGTTGCTGTGCAAAGAATAATGATTTTTATATGACGGAAGGCGCGAAACTCGCTATAGAAATAATGAAAGGTTCTTACATTCCGAAAGTCTGACACAATTCCGGCGGCGATTCAAACCGCCGGATTTATTTTTGCCCTAGCGCAACGATGTTTTCTTTCGTAAAAATCAAAGACCGCGCAGCATAATCACTTTTGCTCAACTCTTCTATCAGCCTTTCCCTAGTCATTTCCGGATTCGTCCGGTGCACGTACTGTAAGAGTTCTGAAATTTTATCCATTATGCAACAACCTCCATAAGTTCAATCAATAGTCTGTCTGCTATTTCAAATACTTCTCTTCCGTATGTAGTCAAGAAGTCTGCTACAATTTCCTCGGTATCAATATCCATGTATACATTATACGAAAGACAGAACGCGTGACATAATTCGTGACATAACACACGGTCAAGGAATTTCCCGCGTAAATCATCCGCAAGATATATCGTTTTCGTGTCCCTGTCGGTCATGCCTACCGTTCTGCTTCCGTCACTTCTCTGTAGCATATCGCTGTAACGCGATACTTTGACCAAATTCCACATTTTATTGTTTATCGTGAACAATTTACCACCTCGCAAACAAAGAGGGCAAAATGCCCTCTCTATTACATTTTCGTGACAAGCGTAGTCAGCTTTGTCTTGGTCAACTGTTTCTCTTCTGGGGACATACCGGAAAACAGTTCTGTCACATCTTCCGAAAGAGATTTCATGTACTTTTCAAGTTCTTTCATCTTTGCGTCCTTATCTTCCGGTGAATTTCCGTTATGCATTTCCTTTGTCTCCATGTAGCTTCTCCGGCTCATACCGGCTCTGCCCTCTCTTGCATCGTGAGTACCGGTACTCATGCCGTTATTTCCGCTCATAGGCTCTGAATAATACATCTTTCCCATACTCATTCTGTCAAGGTCTCTCATTCGCTCTGCATCCGACATATTTTCCCATTCCCGGTAATCTTCCGGCATCTGATGATAATATGGAGGTTCTACATATCCTCTGCGTGTTCCACGTCCTTTCGGTGCGAATCTGCCATTTGCATAGCGGTAATGGTCGTAAAATCTTCTTCCCGGATAATCCCCAAATTCTTCCACCATGCGCATGATTTCTTCATCTTCGGAATTTTTCATAGCTTCAACAATGTTATAGTCCTTGTCAAAGCATACGATATTCTTTGCAATCTCTGTCCAATCCTTGAGATCATCAAGGTTTTGTCCTTCAAAATTCTCGATTCCGATGCCGTCAACGTGGGCTTTCACGCAATCCATAATCTGTTTCGCAAATTTATGCATAATATCAAGCCTCCCTTACTGCAATCAAATTACTGTTCTGAACCTCGATAGCCTGCGTGGACGTATTCTGCACGGCTACGGTACTGCAACAACCGCATGGCACATCAACGTATGCCTGCGCCGATACGTTAAATAAATTCTCAACTGCGGCTGGCGTTACGATCATTTTTGTTGACTGCAAAGGCTCTCCATCAACCGCGATTGCAAGCGAAATCTCTCCGACTGTGCCGCCTGTCGGAATCTGAATGTTGCCGGAATACGATACCAAAAATCTAGCTTTGCACTGATTGGTGATACCTCTTAGCTTGATAATTCCACTTCCCTGTCTGTGTACGATACATTTTGTTCCGTTTACTGCCGTTTCTGTAAATGCAACATCTTCTCCAGCGGCAACGGTTTGTAATGCAATTCCTGTTACTTCCATTATTTTTACCTCTCTTCCATAAAAATAAGGGCAAACATTATAGTCTGCCCTTTGGTTATAAGTAATACTGCATAGCAGACATGATCGAGTTAAACTCAATTAAGATACTCAATTATTTAGTTTTAGCAGCCACATCCTGTGTTGCATCCGCATCCATATGCATAAGCATTTGGGTTAGGTACAACATATGCCGGAATAGCAGACGGATTTACCGCGTTGATAATCTGCTGTGTCTGAGCCGCCATCTGAGTTGTAAGCAGTGCGCTCTGACGATCCTGTGAAGCTGCTCTGCGAAGGTCGTTATTTTCTGCCTGTAAGCTAGAAATTTTCTCATTGCAGAGATAATCAAGAATAGCGCGTGTTCCTGCATTCTGACTGTCGATAATGTCTCTCGTGTTGCTGTTCATGGTGTTCTGCAACGCGCAAGTGTTAGTTGCCATGTTGTAGTTTACGCCTTGGATAGCTTCTCTTGTTTCACAGCAGCAGTTAGCAAGCTGTGACTGTAATGCGTTTGTATTCTGCATGTTAGCGACTGTATCAGCGTTGATAGCCTGCTGAATGCCGAATCCGGTCTGCAAAATGTTTGTGTTGATGCCATTCATGCCGGTTTGCACTGCATAGAATCCGTCACAAAGTCCGTTTGTAATGCCATCAAGTTTTGACACAACCGCCTGATTATCAAATCCGCGCTGGATTTCGCTTCCGACACCACCATTCATTCCGTTTCCTCCGAATCCGTTACCGAATCCACCCCATCCGAAAATAGCGAAGATAACGATAATGAACCATAACCATGAGCCTTCTGCGCCCCATCCATTGTTATTTCCGTTTCCGTCAATGTTCGCAACAAGCGGAACGGATGCACAATTACCTGTGTTAAACATAGAATTTACCTCCATAATTCATTTTTTATATACATAATCTTGCAAGAATTAGTATCACATTCCTAATTGACTTTTAAACGATTCAAAAGCCTTGTCTGCGTCAATTCCCTTTTCTTTGCACAAATTCCTAGCCATCTGCTCAATGCCCTTGGAATCTCCCTTTTGTGCCATCTGCATAGCATTTCTAGCCATAGGGTTGTTCATTACGCTTTTATTCCCCATCATTTGTTGTAAAAACTGCTGTGGGTTTTTCATTCCCTGTAACATCTGCATAGGATTCATTAAGACTCACTCTCCTTTTGTGTTCGTGAAGATTTTCTTTGCGCTTGCGAAGATAACTTATCTTCCAACTCTTCCATTTTGCCAAACAAACAATCCAATTTGTCAGTAATAGCCTTTGTCGCATCGTCAGACAGCCCTATTTCAATTCTTTTATCGTCACTCGAAGAATCTGCCATCTGCTCATTAAAAGGCTTGTAAACGGTCTTTCTGATTGTTCCATTGGCATCCCATTGTTTCGCAACGATTGCGCTCATGTCCTGCATCGGGAAAAACGCAACACTTCCATCCATAGGTACATCATTCGCCATGATCGCTGATTCCGACTGTACTACTTTTCCTTGGATTCCAAGAAACTGTGGTTGCATCTGCGGAATCTGTGGCTCTGGCTGTTGAAACCTCTGCATTGGGTTGTACTGATAAGCGGCATAGCTTGGGTTTGGGTTAAATGCCATATTCTGATTTTGCATCTGATACATTCTCTTCCTCCAATACTTCCTTGATTGCGTGAATCATTGCTGACTGATACACAAGCGGAACCTTTGACACATCTTCTCTTGTTAAGATTTTTTCAAGAATTTCATCTGTAAATAACATTCCGCATCCCTCCTATGCTTATATTTTTGCATAAAAAAATACGGTTCTTCCGCAAAAAATAAGCAGAAAAACCGCATAAAAAAAAGAACGCCACAGCGTTCCAAGTTTACCATTTTCAGAAAAGAATCTAAAGCACTTGCGCAGACTCCTTTCTTTTGTGTTCAATTTTTGAGTACCATTTTGAGTACCAATTTTTTTAAGACGCCGCAAACACAGTGTTTATGCGACTTTTAAAACAGTCCGTACGGGAATCGAACCC